CGACATTCCAGAATCACCAGAACTTGATCGTTCTGCTGTGGGTGCTAACCCAGACCGTATAATAGATCCATCACTGCGGTATCCTACAAAGGAAGCAGCACAAGCTGCTGCACGAGTAATGGATATGTTTTCAAAGATGCGCCCAATAGACCGCTTACAAGAGGCTAGGGCTGTAGGTAGGGGTTTGGCAGAGCGTTTACCAAAAACAAGTACCTCACTAAGTGATATTGCTCGTCAGGTAAAATCTATTAATACAAGAAATAAGTCAGCAGCACTAGACATCAATCCGCGGGCTACACCAGAGTACTCTGAGGCGTATCGGGAATACCAAGAGGCAGTTAACCCAATAGTAAAACAATTCCGAGCGTCAGAAATTAACGAAATGACACGCCCATATGTTACTCCAGCAGGTTTGTCTGGTAGTCAACAACTGATGTCAGCCTTGTCTCGTAGTTTGGAAAGCATGCCGGGTGGTCGTAGGGCACGAGTGCAAGCAATTGAAGAACTGCGTCCGCAGAGTATTGAGACTGGACAAAGAAACAGAACACAATAATTACTAACTATTATTAAACAATAAAGGAAAACAATGAGTACACTACATGACTTTGCATCAAAAACTGATAAGAGTTTTGCACATCAGTACATACACGTATATGAGGCACTATTTGAGCCTATACGCAATACTGTAACAAATGTACTTGAACTTGGTATATGGGGTGGAGAATCTCTTCGTATGTGGAGAGACTACTTTAGTAATGCCCAAGTATACGGTATGGACATTTTTGATAACTGCAATGGTATGGCGTTAGAGGATCGCATAACCGCCGTTTTCACAGATGCTTACACAAAAGAAGCCGTTAAACACATAGCAATAAGGTTTGATGTAATCGTAGATGACGGACCACATACACTGGAGTCTCAGTGTTTTGCAGTTGCAAATTACAGCCATTTACTTACTGATAACGGTATCTTAGTAGTTGAAGACATACCACACCCGGAGTGGATACCTGCTATTGCAGCATCAGTGCCAGAACATCTCAAGATGTATTCGTATGCAATTGATAGGCGTTGGGTTCCAAACAGGAACTCTATCAATGATGAACTGATGTTTGTCATTGACAAGCGTTTTATTTAATGCCTTGACCCACTGTTTGTAGGCATGGTAATAATACTTGCCTCGCGGGCGTATCCCCTCACTCTTATAAAGTGTAGAAAGGGTAGTTGGTGACACGCGGGTTCAAGCCCCGCCGCCCGCACTCTTAATCTCCCCAAGTCTCCCCCCACTTAGAGAGCAGTAATTGTTGGTCATGCTTGAACCAACCTTCTGGGAGATGTGGCATGGTGTGCTTACCAGTGGTGGTTGAGATGTGCGTTAGTGCATTTCCCATCATTAAGCCAACCTTCCCACCCAAACTTTTAGTGTGGTGGAAAATATCATCATCACCACCCCACCATATAAATCTTCTATCACAGCGTCCACATTTGCGTGGATTAACCCCGAAAGCACAACCGTCAACACCACCTAGACGGTAACTTCCACTGGCCTCACGAATGCCACCATTGGAGTATCCATTATTAAATGGCGTGTTATAGTCAAAACCAAGTAGTGCCCAGTCTTCTTTAAGAGAGGCATTCATCGCTGCTATGCCTTCCCCAGTAATCATGATGTCATCGTTTAATACTAAGACGTTTTCATTACGAATAGCACCAATCCGTATGCCAAAGTTCCATGTTTTATAAATACGCCAACCCGGTCGGTGTCTGTATAAAACACCTGCTTCTTGAGCATATTCTTTGGCCTTTGTTGGTTTTTGTGCGTTATCAACAATAATAGTTGTTACACCTTGTGTATTAAGCGTTTTTAGAAGTCCGGGCAATAGTGGAGACATACCTATGGATGGTATTATGGCTAGCATTATTGGACTCCTTTAGTATTGGATATTAGACGATGATTATTGTAGGTACTACCTTAGCCGCTTTTGTCATGGACAAGCAAGAGACTTGGTCTAGTTGGTTGAACAATAGTGAACAAATAATAAACAGCCACCCTGAAGTATTATACTTTGCTGCGATAGAAGTAGACAAGCGTGGAATAGCACCATTTGAACCACTTATAAAAAGGTTAGCGGAATTAAATGGTGACTATTATACATATAGCCTTGACGACCGAAGAGAACAAGTCACTGGTGATAATAGAATATCCCACATAACTACCGGAAGAAACATAGTACACGACTACGCTACAGGGCGACGGGCGTCGCATATCTTGTTTTTAGATGCAGATACCACCCCAGATCCAAACACTCTTCCTAAACTGTTGGAAATGGAACACCCACTGGTAGGTGGAGAAGTGGGGACTTATTGTCTAAGTGGACCAAGGGTTGATAAATACCCTTACCCTGTAGAAGAACATATGAATACGGCTGGTTATCTGCTAGTAGCCGATACTGTTTTTAGACGAATAAGATGGCGTAGCGACTGGGGTATGACTGATGACCCTTGCTTTAATCGCGATGCAATTGACTTTCTTGGAATACCCACATATGTAAGAAAAGATTGTATTGGAACGCACTACCCACCTAGTATTGGGCCAATTGAAACACGAGGTCACGACATGACTGTTTACAGGAACTAACACTTTATGATTATTGATACCTTTTTATTCGGTTGGGAATTAGATCTTTTAGAATGCAGACTTGTTGAACTAAACAATGTTGTTGATCTTTTTGTAATTGTTGAATCTTCTGAGACATTTCAGGGAGAGAAAAAAGAACTATATTATAATAATAATAAAAAGCGTTTTAATCACTGGAATAATAAAATACTGTATGTTAATGCAGAGTTACCAACCGGAGGGGCTTGGGAACGCGAATACGCTGCTCGCAATGCCTTAAATTATCTGTTTCCCACATTTCCTAATAACTCAGTAATTTTACACAGCGATGTAGATGAAATACCTAGTGAAGAAGGTCTTATTAAGGCTATTTCTTTAATACAATCAACGAATTCAATACATGGCTGGTTACCAACTATGTATTCTATGGCAATTGATTGGTTGTATCCAAGTAAAATACTATGCACAATGGGAGCACCCTTGTCTGCTTTTGAAAGTATGACAATGATGGATCTACGAAACTACAGGATGAAATTAACTAATGACAAGGTCATTGAAGATGGCTGGCATTTTTCATGGCTAGGCGGCAAAGACCTAATACAACAAAAGGCTCAAGCATTTTCCCATACAGAAGACTCTGTGCAAAACTATGTAAAAAGCATGGGAGAAAGACTATATACAGAGGGATACCACGTTTTAGGAGAAAAACTCATTCCAGTAAGTGTAGATGAATCGTATCCAAAGTATATAAAGATGGGGGAGTACCCCAAAATATGGAACCGCCCACAGTAATGCTAAACTTACTGTATGATTATTCGGTACACCATAGCAACCCCAATGTTATCGGACGCTCGTGAACAGGCTATTCGCCGTGCTCACGCAGAGGGATATACACGAGTATCAGTAATGTCTATTACCAAGGTTGCATATCGTTCCTACGAAATCGCCCTCGTAGTCACTATCTGAATGTACTAAACATTATTGTATAGGATATCCTATATGAATAGGTTGCTATGTGAGGTTATAAATGATTAATGCTCTCTTTGAGAAAGTCTGTACCTTCTGATGGATGCGGCCACAGCATCAGTAGTTGCCGCAGCAGTAGCAGCAGTTGGTGGTATTGTCGGAGCCTACATGAATAAGGTCCACAAAGAAAACCGTGCTGACCACTCATATGTTGTCAAAAGGCTCGGTGATCTACATACAGATGTAAAAGACCTAAAGTCTGACATTGGAGAAGTAAAAGTAGATATTGGAATACTGAAATCTCGCCATACAGATTTGCAAAAGCAAGTTGATAAAATAGAGGAGAACATTTAATGGAAAAGTTTAAACCTGCATTAAAGAAAGCAGTAGCAACCTTTGTGTTTGCCACAACAGGAACACTTATTGGTAATCCTGTTTTTAACCTAAATGTTGCCGTTTGGAAGGTTGCAGCAGCCACCGGTTTGGGTGCTTTGATAAACCTCGCTTATCGCTGGAGCGAGGCTGTCATAAACGGTAGAAAGTTCTAAAACTAACCATTTATGGCATTCAGGTGGGCCATCTTCGGGTGGCCCACCTTTGTCAATTATGGGCTAAACTGTAAGCATGCTTTCTTACACCGAATACACCGCTACGCAGGGCATTCCTTTTGAACGATTGATCATCGTTCGTGATCGACGTACCCATCGCGTAGTTCGTCCATTGGATTGTTGGGGTCGTATTAAAACGGGAGATATTAGCGTAGTACCGTTAACAACGCAAATAACATCAGAAGGTGGCATTCTCATTAGTCTTACCGCAGAACAAACTAGAGATCTTCCTGTTGGTACTCTTGAGTTTGACATAATGGCAACATCATATAAACGACAATCACTGGTATATGGTAGTTTAACAACGTACTCTAGTGGCCCAGCAGGAGAAACGATCACACGACCAGTTGCCAAAGGGGTTATTAAAGTATCAGCCCTAGATACGGTTACCTCGTTGGAGGAGGACAGCCAAGTGGAAATTCGCTTTAAGAAGGGTACTGACTTTAGGTCAGTCTATTCATGGACAGATAGCGACGGGTCTGTAGTATCTATTAACAATGCGATCCTACAGGCAAAAGACAGCAGTGGTTCTGTAGTGCTTACTATTAACTGGTTTGCAAGCACACCTTCTGAAGCAACGATCATTGCGTTACCCGCAACACAGCGTGGTTATATTGCCCCATTTTCCGGGGCAACTATGGAATTACATATATCAGATTCTAATACCATTGCCGCTGGCACCTACGTGTATGACATCCTTGTTAGAGAACAAGATGGCGATTGGAAGCCACTTTCTGCTGGTAACCTAGTTGTAGAGGATGCTGTCTCAACGAGGCCCTCATGACAAGAAAACTGTCCATAAGTACAGATGACAAAACAACTGTTACGACTACATCAGATAATAACAATCTGGTTATAAATAAACCTGATCAACCAATAGTTATAGAAAATAACCCAGTAACAAAAGTTGTTGAAGTCGCCTCTGTAAACCGTTCAGTTACCGGGCCAGCAGGCCCTACTGGACCAACAGGACCAACAGGTGCTGCTTCTACTGTTACTGGTCCAACTGGTGCCCTAGGTCCCACTGGCATTACGGGTGCAACTGGACCCACTGGTGCAGCAAGTACGGTTACTGGACCAACTGGGAGTACCGGACCTACTGGTGCTACTGGGGCAACGGGTACGCAAGGTATTCAGGGTGTTACAGGTCCTACAGGTGCCACTGGTGCTATAGGACCAACAGGTAGTAAAGGGGATACTGGGAATGTTGGAGCGACCGGCCCCACGGGGTCTACTGGGTCTGTGGGACCAACCGGACCACAAGGCGTACAAGGCGTACAAGGAGAAACGGGACCAACTGGTACTCAGGGTATTCAAGGACCGACTGGTAATACTGGACCGACTGGTGCGGTTGGTTCAACTGGGCCGACTGGTGCTCAAGGTTTGGTTGGTCCGACAGGACCAACTGGAGCACAGGGTGAAACAGGTGATCAAGGACCGACTGGCCCCATTGGAGCCACGGGAGCGACGGGTCCGCAAGGTCTTATAGGACCAACTGGTAGTCAAGGTGTAATTGGACCAACCGGTCCTACAGGCTCACAAGGTATTCAGGGAGAAACTGGCCCTACAGGCGCACAGGGTATCCAAGGACCAACTGGTCCTACCGGAGCACAAGGGCCGACAGGCGCTGCTAGTACTGTAACTGGTCCAACCGGACCTGCTGGTTCTATTGGCACCATAGTCCTTGATGACCTTACTGATGTAATAATAACTAGTCCTGAGGAATTCCAAAACCTCGTATATGATGGTACTGATTGGGTAAACGACTTTGCTCCAACAGTTTCCTATGTTCGTAATGCCGAATCGACAACACTTACTACTGGAACAGTTGTATATCTATACGGTGGTACGGGTGATCATGCATCCGTAAAACGTGCAGATAATTCATCAGATACAGCGTCTTCAAAAACTATGGGCCTTGTAGCGGCCCCTATTACCGCTTCTGATAGCGGCCCAGTAGTAACTAGAGGATATGTAGACGGTATTGATCTCAGCACCGGCTGGGCTGTTGGTGACATTCTATGGCTTGGTACTGGGGGTGCGTTTACTAAAACCAAACCTTCATCACCAGAACACTTGGTATTTGTTGGTGTAGTGGTGCGGGCTACCAATAACGGTATCGTTTACGTAGCAACACAAAATGGTTATGAAATAGATGAGTTACATAATGTTGCTATTAATTTGAGCACATTAGCAAATGGCGATGTTATTGCCTATAACTCAACATCTGGTATTTGGGAAAATACTCAGAAAGTAGGACCTACTGGACCCACGGGTCCAACCGGAGCAGCCAGTACTGTTACTGGCCCTACCGGCCCCACAGGAACACAGGGGCCGACTGGTGCAACAGGCCCAACCGGACCAGCCGGGTATGTGGGATCAGACGGAGCAACAGGACCGACCGGTGCTACTGGTCCAACTGGGGCTACTGGGCCACAAGGCGTTGCAGGAACAGAAGGACCAACTGGGGCAACAGGTCCAACTGGTCCGCAGGGTGTTGCAGGAGACATTGGTCCTACTGGAGCGACAGGACAGACTGGAGACACAGGTGCAACTGGACCGATAGGTCCCACTGGGCCGACAGGTGCTACAGGAGCAGCCTCAACTGTAACTGGACCTACAGGTCCCACGGGTCCCACAGGTTCAGCAGGTGTCGTGAAATCTGCTACCGCCCCCGTTGATACCAGCGTCATCTGGCTTGATACAACAGAATCTGGCGTGTACCCTCACCAATTTGCAACACCATTTCCGGGTCACTATTTTGGCCCACCCAGTTTTGGAAGTCAACAAAGTAGTTATTCAGTTTATCAAAGACTTATATTAACTCCAATATTTGTGCCAGTGAATATGTTGGTAGATCAGGTAGCATTCTATCCAACAATTACTGATCAATCTTCTGATATGTACGTATGCCTTTATGATTCAGATGAGAACCTGTGGCCTAGCAGTTTGATTAATTATGATCCAATTATTCCAACAAACAACCAAGTTAATACCGTAACTATTAGTGTAAACTTAACTGTTGGTTGGTACTGGCTCGGTGTAGTTTCATTTGATGATGTTAATGCTCGCATCATGTTTGATAGGGCTTCTGGGGTCGCTTCACCCAGCGAACCATTTATGTCACTAGGAACAAGTGCTAGTGATTTATTTACCTATGTACTTTCAAATGGTTATTATGGAAGCACTATACATGCGACGACACTCGGTGGTTCTACTTATGCAACTGTAACGAGTATTCCTAGCACGATTACTCCCGGTATTAATATTGTTGATGAATGCTCAAACCCAGCCATCTTATTGAGGATGTCAGCATGACAGTCGCAAAGATATGGAATACTACTACAAGTCAGTGGGAAGCCGCTGTAATCGGCGCACAAGGACCTCAGGGACTTACAGGATCAACTGGACCTACTGGACCTACTGGTGCTTCTGGGACTTCTGGTTCTGATGGTGCTACTGGACCTACTGGACCCACTGGACCTACTGGACCTACTGGTCCAACCGGTCCAACCGGTCCAACGGGACCGAGCGTAACAGGACCTACTGGAGCGGCTTCAACCGTAACAGGACCTACTGGTGCAACTGGTCCACAAGGTACTCAAGGTGTGGCTGGTGTTGCTGGGGCTACTGGACCAACTGGGGCCACAGGTCCCACAGGTACTACTGGTGCTACTGGTCCACAGGGTACTTTTGGTGGTGCCACATTTGCGTATACATATTCAACAACTACAACAAATAGCGATCCCGGTTCTGGTTATGTAAGGTTCAGCAGCACTACACCGTCGTCTGCGACAGCATTGTACATTTCGACAACCGATTCCAACAGCACAGATATCCAAGCATTTCTTGAAACCATAGATGACTCTACGTCATCCATCAAGGGTACTTTTAAAATATATGATGTTGCGTCACCAACAAACTTTGCATATTACTCAATTGTCGGTGCCCACACACTTAACACAACATGGTACTCAGTACCTATTGCCCATGTAACAGGAACCCTGTTCACGAATAACACAGCAGTGGCCATTACGTTTGCCCGTAACGGTGATATTGGTGATCAAGGTCCGACAGGACCAACTGGTGCCGTTGGGGCTACAGGACCTATAGGCCCTACTGGCGCAACCGGCCCCGAAGGGGCTACCGGGCCGACAGGTGTCACCGGGCCAACCGGGCCTGCTGGTGCTACTGGTGCCACCGGACCTACCGGTCCTACCGGCGCGCAAGGCACCGCAGGTGCAACTGGCGCAACTGGCGCAACTGGATCACAAGGTGTTACTGGACCAACAGGTCCCACAGGTCCCACAGGTGCTACTGGTGCCACCGGACCTACCGGAACGCTGTCGCTCATCGACACACAGTCGTTCACCGGTCCGACCGGTGCAGGCACATGGACGAAGCCCGCCAACGCTCGTATGGTGCAAGTCGTCGTCGTCGGAGCGGGCGGCGGCGGTGGCGGCGGGACAGCGTCACAGGGCACGGCGGGCGGCGGCGCTGGAGGAGGTGGCGGCGGTGCGGTTTGTCTCCGCTGGTATGCCGCCGCTGATCTCGGGGCAACCGAGCCGGTCGTCGTCGGGCAGGGCGGTGCTGGTGCATCCGGTGCGACCCGTACTGGCACAGGATCGAACGGCAAGGTTGACGGCACATCGGGGACTGACGGCGGCTACAGCGAGTTCTCCTCCGCGGCGAATCTGATTCGTGCGCTCGGCGGGCAGGGCGGCGGTGTCGCGACGACGAACGCTGCCGTGTCTACTGGCGGTCTCGGTGGGGCGAACTACACCCGCACCGCTGGCACTATCGGCATTGAGTGGGGCAACGACAGCGGAGCAGGCGCAGCGACCGACAATAACCCGACGTTCGTCGCTGCACCAAGCACGCTCACCATTCCTGCTGGTGGCGGGTACGGCGGCGCACCATTCACGACAGCCGTACAGGACGGCGGTGCCGGTGGCGGCTCAGGATCTACCGCTGGCGGTGCAGGTGGCACGACCGGCTCCATCAACGGTGGAGCGGGAACTGCTGGCACCGGTTGGTGCGCGTCTGGCGGCGGTGGAGGCCAGTCAACCTATGCCGCATCGGGCAACGTGACCGGCGGGAACGGCGGGAACGGCACGGCAGGTTCCGGTGGCGGTGGTGGCGGTGGTGCACGCTCGGTCAACACGGCAGGCGTGGTCGCAACCGGCGGTAACGGTGGCAACGGCGGCAACGGCAAGGTCGTGGTATACACCTACGGATAATAAGAGGAACTTAATATGGCAATAGACTTTCCTAACAATCCATTAACTGATGACATCTTTACCGATGGCGACAATACTGTTACTCCTATTGGATTGCTGTGTGTTGATTGTGCATCAATACACGTATCAGAACACCTGAGTGTTCCAATTGACTATGTACCATCAGTACTGACAGAGGTTAGTACTACTTCATAAAGGATACAAAATGAAGATCGCCGTTTACACAATAAGTCTTAATGAAGAAAAACACATCAAGAGGTGGGCAGAGTCAGCAAAGGATGCCGATTACCGCATTCTTGTAGATACTGGATCTACGGACAATACTGTGCAAATTGCTAAGGATGCGGGATGTATTGTGCATAATATTTCCGTTAAACCGTGGCGTTTTGATGTAGCAAGAAATGAAGCACTGTCACTTCTTCCAGAAGATCTTGATTGGTGTGTGTCTCTAGATGCCGATGAAATACTTATTCCGGGTTGGCGCAAGCACTTAGAAAACCTTCCAGAAACAATAACTCGTCCACGTTACAAATACGTTTGGTCGTGGAATCCAGATGGTTCTGAAGGACTGGTGTTTTACCGTGACCACATACATAGGAGAACTAACTATTACTGGAAGCATCCAGTACACGAAATACTTGTTTGCTCTGGTCAAGAAGTACAGTCCTTTTGTGCATTAGAAGTACACCATCATCCAGATAACACAAAATCTAGAGGGCAATACTTACCACTATTGGAACTTGCTGCTAAAGAAGACCCAATGGATGATAGAACTGCACACTATTTGGCAAGAGAGTACTTTTTTAATGGACGTATAGAAGAAGCGACTGCCGAGTTTAAACGACACATAGCATTACCTACTGCTATGTGGGCCGCTGAACGTGCAAGAAGTATGAGATATCTAGCACAGTGTTTGCCGCACGAAACTGAGTATTGGCTTTTTAGAGCACTTGCTGAAGATTCGCGACGGCGTGAAACTTGGGCAGAACTAGCGATGTTTTACTATAAAAATAGTAATTGGATAGGTTGCTATACAGCAGCACTACGTGGACTAGAAATAAAAGATCGTACACTTGATTATTTATCTGAGGCTTGGGCTTTCGGGTCTTTGCTTGATGACATAGCGGCTGTTTCTTGTTATCATCTAAAGATGGCCGATGAGGCCATTAAACATGGTTTGAAAGCATTAGAAAGTGATCCGGGTGACGGGCGTCTACATAATAACCTAATATATTACAAAGAATTAGAAAAGTGATTTAATTAATAAGGAGTCATGATGGATAAGATGTACATGACAGGGTACTCCGGTGCAAAAAGAACAGAGAACGGATTACTGGCTTGGTCTGTTTGGGCACGTTTTGATCCAGAGTTTCGTCGCCGTTTAAAGATGCTTATGGATGCCTCTATTGCTGCTGGGCGACCAGTAGGTATCGGTGGTGGTTGGAGAGCAAGCCTTACACAAAAAGTAGGATTCTTAGACCGTCATGAAAAGGTACTCTTCGGTGGTTGTTGCAAGTTTGAAGGTGCTCGTTATAAGTTAAAAAAGGGACGAGCACACATGGCACCTCCCGGCATGTCTTACCATGAAAGCACAACAAAAGATGGAAAATGTTTAGCAGTAGACATGGTCGGTGACATGAAATGGATGACCGCACATTGTGAAAAGTACGGATTAATACATTTTGGAAATGTTAACGGCGAAGAATGGCACTTGCAGCCAATCGAAATACCCCATAGCCGTAGCCGCTACTCATCTAAGTATGAACCTTTAAAACCGTGGGCTGAAGAAGTACCACCACCACCGGCACCTCCAAAAGAACGTCCCACTATAATACCAGAACCTGTTATTGAATTACTTACCCCATATATGAGTGGTAAGAAAGTAGCAGTATTGCAACAGGTTTTAACATTTTGGGGTTGGTACCCACATACTGTTGATGGTTGGGCCGGTCCTAAAACCATTGAAGGTATTAAAAAGATGCAGGAAGCATTAAAGGTAAAAGTTGATGGTATATATGGTCCAGTAACTGCAACCGCGTATGCCAAGTGGTTATCGGAAATGCCTAAGTAATGGCTAGTAGAAGAAGGGGTCTAAACCCCGCATTTGATCTTGGGCAAAGAATACAAGATATTGAAAACTACCCTTTAAGATCAAGTGCTGTACCTCCTCCAGAGGAAGACGTAGTTGGAGGCCCTCAACCAAGTATTTTTGATCCAGTAAATCTTATAAAAACAGACACGTATTACCAAGCACCTACAATGAGCAGTAGGTTGGCCGGTTTTCAATTTGTTCCACTTCAGAGCAGATTTTTATCCATGAACCAGTTTGAAGAGGCACTATCATCTAATACGAATATTGAAGGTTACTTGTACGTTTGGTGGGTAAAAGGAACTAACGTATCTCGCTATGGTCCACTGTCTCTTTCTGAGTATGAGGATTTTAAAAATCAAAAGTCATATGGTCAAGCAATACTTACACTACCGGGTTACATATTTGATGTAGGAAATGTTGGTGGATAATGTTATACACAGTTGCAGCAGTTGTTGGTAGTTCAATAGCACTATTAGTTTATATAGCAAAAAGATCCATGAACCGTGTATTGGGTTTTGGACCCTTTTATATCATACGTAGAGATAACGGTACTACAGGTATGCCACATCTTGCTCTTGGCTTTATGAAAGAGTTAGGATACCCTTGGAGAAGGGGAAAAGGATTACAATTACGTATTAAAACTCAAATAATACAAATAGGTTTATGTAGAAAAACAAGACAAGATAATGAGGAAACTGGGATACTTGACGCAGTGCAAGGTCGCTATCTTTCCGATACTGCTGGGGATATTGGTAACTGGAAATGAAACTGTTTAATAAACAAGAAGTGTTAAAAGTCGGATCGTCTATCAAGAGAATAAAGTCTATGGAGACATCTGCACTTAAATCGTGGTTTGACAGCACCCTTCTTGGTCTTGGATCAGCCTATGACCAATGGAGGTTTCATGAAGGACCAGAAGGTCCAGTAACTGAACACCTAGAGGCACTACAGGAATTATGGAAAGAACTACAGTGCCGGGACGGTGTTTAAATGGAAGAATTACTTCTTGAAGAGGGCTACGAACAAGATAATAGTGAAGAGGAACTTGACGAAACGTCAGCAGAGTTTGTAGATGCATTAGTAAAAAAACTAATAGTATTTACAGAGGAGTTTTGTGATGTAACGTTATTTCCTTATCAAGTTCCTATTGCGTATCGTCTAATAGAAAGCATTATCCTAGGTGACGGTGAAGAGTTAACACTCGTTGCCACTCGTCAGTCTGGCAAGTCAGAAGTTGTTTCTAACGTACTTGCATCTATGATGGTTATCCTTCCAAAACTGTCAAAGGTATACCCAACGTGGTTGAGTAAGTTCTCAAAAGGTTTTTGGTGTGGTGTTTTTGCTCCGGTAGAAGATCAGGCTGACACCGTTTTCAGTCGTATTGTCAGCAAGTTGACCAGTGACCATGCTATGGACTTCCTCCTTGACCCGGAGATTGATGACAAAGCAACCTCTGGTGGCCCGCGTGGTAAAGGAAGAATAATCACACTAAAGCATTCTGGATCGTTATGTCGAATGCAGACCTGTAACCCAAAAGCAAAGATTGAATCAAAAACGTATCACTTTGTTCTTATTGACGAGGCCCAAGAAGCAGATGAGTTTGTCATCGCTAAATCAATAAAGCCAATGTTGGCCTTCAACAACGGATCTATAACCCTAGCAGGTACTGCAACTAGAAATAAGTCTTATTTTTATAAGATGATTCAATACAATCGGCGGCGCGATATAAACGCTGGTAGAGGACATAGACAGAGTCACTTTGAATATGACTGGAAGACAGCGGCAAAATATAACAGTAACTATGCGAAGTTCATAGCCAAAGAGAAGTTGCGTATTGGAGAGGACTCTGATGAGTTTCAGATGTCCTATTGCAATAAATGGATTCTTGAGAAGGGCATGTTCGTAACTGACGAAAGACTACAACGCATGTACGACTCGTCAATGCCTATCGTAAAACAATGGTGGCGTACGCCTGTTGTTGTTGGTATAGACGTAGCAAGATCAAATGACTCTACCGTGGTCACTGTTTTGTGGGTTGATTGGAACAGCCCTGACGGTTTTGGTTTTTATGAACACCGTGTTCTTAATTGGTTAGAAATAAACAATGAAGAATGGGAACAACAGTATTTTGAAATACTTGACTTCTTGAGAAACTATGACGTATTGCGCGTCGGTGTTGACTCACAGGGTGTTGGTGGTGCTGTAGCAGAACGTTTACAAATATTGCTACAAAATATTGATGTGGTGGCCGTTTCCTCTGATTCCAAGGCCCAGAACGAACGATGGGTACACTTAACAGAGTTAATACAACGCGACCAATTAATAGTTCCCGGCCATTCTAAAGCACGTCGCACAAAGGTTTGGAAGAAGTTTAATCAGCAAATGTCTGATCTTGAAAAGATTTACAGAGGACCATACCTTCTTGCCGCCGCCCCGGATGAAAGAGGGGCTTTCGATGACTTTCCAGACAGTTTGGCTATTGCTTGTTCTATGTCAATTTTAGACACAATGCCACAAGTAACCGTTTCTGACAACCCGTTTTTTAGGTGATATAGTATAGAAAACCTATTCAGGAGGAATCTATGGGTATTAAGTCTTTTATGCGCGGAGGCGGTCCAAAGCCCTGTACTAACTGTGGTGCCGGTGGTCGCCGTGGGGGTCGTGGTCTTGGTGGTAACCCAAGTAGTTATGATCCATCTGATCCAGAGGGTCAGAAGACATGGGGACAGCATTTCGGTATACCGCAGGGTCAACAACGACCACCACGGGTCGATCCTTATGAGTACGCTATGTCAATGACAGGCAACGACCCATTCCACCCAAAAGTCATGCATTATTCCAGACAAGCGCATGAAATAAATAGAGTGCAGGATGAAGAATACGGTGGTGGCGAATTTGATATGGATGATAATGATCCAGTAACACCACTTAGCGAAAAGCAGAAAGAAAAACGTAAACAATATAAAGGTTTGAACAGCAAACAATATGGCCAAGCAATGGAAGAGGGTAGGAAGCAATTTGAAGAAAGCAATGATCCAAAATCCCCTAACTATCTTCCCTTCTGATGACCTTTTTGTGTTATCATTTAAATAGACTCTACAGGAGGATCTAACTATGGCAATTGCTCCAGTTCCCGGTTTTGGTGAGCGTTCACCAAACATGTTTCAACGTCAGATGGCTGCTGGGATCCCCGGCAACCGCGGCCCAGTTCGCTTCTATGAAGGCGTAATGTCTGATACTGACGTTCCCTATGACTTTGGTGTTGGTGCCTACTCAGACACTGCCCCAAGCCCAATTCGTCAGAACCACAACAATCCAGAGATGTTTTACAAGTATCCAGAAGACACCATGCGTGAGCGTGCTCATATGGGTTCAGCCTCATGGATTGAGGCCCCAGCACTCCTTGGTGACTTTGTACAGGGATCCATGTCTGGTGACATGATGCCTCAGTTTGAGATGGTCTATAACAATGGGATGCATCAGGCTCGTCCCAATAAGACCGTCGTTTTTGACTGATCTTTATAACATCTAAAGACGTTCAACAAAAGGTATGCTAGCATGTGCTAGCAACACGTTCACAAAGAGGTGCATGATGTCAGATCTTGTGAAGGACCTTGAGCGTAGACACGAAGGTGTAGAGCGCGAACCGAGCAGTCTTGAAGTCATCATGGAACAGATGACTGAAGAAGAGCGCAGTGCGGTTACCAAATCTCTAGACCTTATTCGCAATGACACACGTCGCGGTAAAGCGAAAGTGTATTCTTGCGCGTGGCTAGCCAAGGTCCTTACCAATCATGGTTATCCAATTAGTCGTACCACAATTCGTCGCTACTTAAACGGGGAGAAAACCAGTTGAGTGATCTAGTAAACGACCTAAGTACTGCTCCTGTTAATAAAAAGCAGAAGTTGGGAAAACTGGCCGAATTACTTGAGAGAAACAACATTGATGTAGATGACATCGGTGCAATCAAACAAGTTTCTCTATACCAGTCTCTAACCAAGAATGAAGAAGGAGAGGCTGAGGTTCATGACCTCACGGCCATTCAATTCTCCCCTACTTGGCAAGAGGGTCCTTCTTGGCCCGTTGTTCAACCAGCAAAGCCTTGCATCGTCAAGACATCAGCAAAGCCGGTAACGAACAGGGCATCTGAAGTCGTGATTATTGCACCCGATCCACAAATTGGGTTTCGCAGGTATGAAGACGGAACACTAGACCCATTCCATGACGAGCAAGCAATCAACATCATGTTACAGATCGTAAGGGACGCTAAACCCAACAAGATCATTAACTTGGGTGACACTTGCGATTTCCCTGAGTGGAGTTCTAAGTTTCTTGTTTCTCCTGAGTATGTTCTAACTACCCAGCCCACAATTGATCGCACCCACAGGTACTTAGCCGATCAAATTAGCGAGGCTCCACAAGGGTGTGAAGTACACATGCTAGAGGGAAACCACGACAATCGCCTTCCTATTGCCATCACCAAAAATGCTATGGCAGCACTTCGTCTACGTCGTGCCAATGCACCAGAGGAATGGCCTGTCCTATCCCTACAAGGACTGTTGAGACTAGATGAACTAGGGGTCATCTACCATGATGGTTACCCAGCGGCCAGCGTTAAAATCGCCGCTGGAGGTGAAGGTCAAACACCTTTGATTGCCAAACATGGAGAGCGGTTAACAGTTTCAGCCGTTGCCAAGAACGAGAGACAATCAGTAGTACAAGGGCATATACATCGTATACAAGACCACTATGAAACATACGAAGTTGATGGATGCCCCATCACAGTAAACGCGTGGTCGCCGGGGTGTTTGTCCCGTAGAGACGGTGCAATACCATCTACAAAAGGGGCCTTAAATATCAAGGGGTACCCGATTAAGCGGTATGAAAACTGGCAGCAGGGTGTGGGCGTTGTTACCATCATGCAAGACGGATCTTGGGCTAAGGAAATTGTTGAAATTCGTAATGGTAGGGCCATTTGGCGTGGTAACGAATACCTAGCCCGATGATAAAATAGGTTTACTATGAACAAATACCAACTTGTAAAAATTACATGGAAAGATGCGTTTGCAGGACCACAGGAGTGGTGTTCTGTTGACGACTACGAAACAAAACCAGTAATACCATTGACAGTTGGTTGGCTTATTCCAGACATGCTAGATGGCTATGTAACCACAGCAGATACTTATTATATTGATGAAGATGGCGATGTGTTGTTATACAACATAGGACATATACCTGATGAAATGGTAATATCAATAGAAGTACTTGAAAAACATGATAAAATAACAAGGCGCGCATCAAAGAGGGGAGATAAGTAGGTATGCCTATTGACTTTTGGTCACCTTCTTATCGTGCCTCCTCTTCTGACCTTACTGTTGCAGTAAGCCCTCTTGGTCTTGTAGAACTTGCAGATGAAGAGTTTGAGGTTCATGGTCCTCGTCTAAACCGGTACGCCTCTTGTTGGGCTTGGTACTTGGGACACCATTGGTCATATCGTCGTGAAATGGGTGAACAAAACATCACCCTTAATTACGTTCGCACAATGGCTGACTATATAACCAACTTTTGCTTTGGTAAAAGCGTGCAGTTCAGAACTCCAGAGCAAACTCAATCAATAGTTCCCCAACTTCTACACAAGGTTTGGGAAGACCACAATAATAAAACCCACGTCTTATGGGAAATGGGTCAATTAGCAGGTGTTACAGGTGACTGTTTTGTAAAAGTCGCTTTTGAAGAACCATATCAAGATTCTTTAGGTGTTATGCATCAGGGGAGAATAAGGATTATTCCTCTAAACCCAGCGCACTGTTTCCCTGAGTATCACCCACACGACCGTGATCGCATTCTTCGATTTAAGTTAAAGTACCGCTTTTGGGGTACGTCGCCAGAAGGCACTCGCCAAGTTTATACATTTACTGAAATCCTCACAGACGATTCTATTGAACAATATATAAATGACGAATTGATTGACCAGTATCAAAACCCAATTGGTCAAATACCCGTTGTTCATATCCCAAATGTGACTATCTCTTCTTCCCCGTGGGGACAATCTGACATTTGGGATATCATTCCTCTCAACAGGGAACTTAACGAGAAGATGACAGAGGTTTCTGACATCATCAACTACCACGCTGCTCCAGTAACTATTATTACTGGTGCTAAGGCATCTCAGTTAGAGCGAGGACCTAAAAAGGTATGGGCTGGCCTTCCAAAGGAAGCAAATGTTTTCAACCTTGAATCTCGTGGGGAGATGGCCGGTGCCCTTGAATACATCCAGTTTCTCAAGAGGGTTATGCATGAAATAACCGGTGTTCCAGAGACTGCTCTTGGGCAGATGCAACCAATATCAAATACGAGTGGTGTTGCTTTGGCCATCCAGTACCAGCCCATGATGAACCGGTATCATATGAAAAAGATACACTTCTCTAAGGGTCTAGAGAAGATAAACGCTTTGATCATCCGTACTGCGGCAGTTTTTGTTCCAGAACTAACAGTGTTTAACCCTTCTGAGTCTCAGTTTCCTGAACCGGGGGTTGCTACAGAACTGGATCCACTAGATCCGGTTACCTACGTAACCTCAATTCACTGGCCTGAACCACTTCCTGTTGACGTACTCATCAAACTCAATGAAGCCCAAGTCAAACTATCTATGGGTCTTGAGTCCAAGAAGGGCGCGCTTCGTATTCTTGGTGAAGAATTCCCAGAAGAGAAGTTGGCCGAGATCTTTGAAGAACTTCGTGATGACGCTTTTGATCAAGGATCGTTGGATATGGTAAGAGCACATATCCAACAAGCAGTGATGTTTGCGACTGGTATAATGCCGCAGCAAGGTCCAGAAAGTGGTAATGTAATAACTGGACAGGAGGGCGGCGAAGCCGGTCCTCTGCCGGGATTGGGCATGCCCGCTCCCGACCAAGACACGATGAACAAATTAGTACAACGAGCATACGGAGCACGCCTAGCGCAGCGTCGTACGCCCGACGAAAAAGAATAAGTAACTCAAACAACGTCATATATGTGAAAAACTAACGGAGGTTTAAGAAATGACGAAAAACACAGAATCAATAATCATTCCCGGCGTTCCTGACGAACATCAAGAACAAGAAATCCCAAAGACTACCGGGAAGTACTTCACTGAGGATGAGGTCCATAAGATCCGTCAGCAGGAAAAGGACAAGATGTACTCTCGCCTTGAAGAGTCTCAGAACCGCCTCAAGTCTATGGAAGACCAACTCGCTCTCCTATCAAAGGAGCGTGAGGAAGCCATCAAGCAGGCTGAGGAACGGGCGCGTGCAGAGGCTGAACTCATTAAGCAGCGAGAACTAGAGGAACTGTCCGCTAAGGAACTCCTTACACGTAAGGAAGACGAGTTCAACTCGCGTATCAACCAAGTTGAGCGTGAGTGGGCTGAGAAGTTCCAAGTTATGGAGCAGGACCGTCAAGCACAAGCGGCTCTCCTTGAGAAGGAGCGTGCGCTACAGGCACTTGAGACGTACCGTCAGCGTAGAATCGTAGAAGAGCAGGAAACCATCATTCCTGAACTTCTTGATTTGGTGGCTGGAAACTCAGAAGACGACATCGAAAACTCTATTGCTGTACTTCGTGCTCGGAGTAGTGCTATTATAGAGTCAATCCAACAGGCGAGTCAGTCATCTATGCCTCGTCTGAAGGGAGCGCCGGTAACGGCACCCCCAACTGGGCCACTGGAAAACAATCAGGAATACCAAACGATGACCGCGGAGGATATCCGCAATATGCCGATGGATCAGTATGCAAAGATGCGTGAGCGGCTCCTACAGGCTCGGCCAGTCCGAGGCCGCTTTTAATATAATATAACCAACCCTATACTTCCATCGGAGGAAAATAATGGCTTATCCCAGCCCAGCAGGCGGCGCAATTACAGGCGCAGGTCTTTCAAGCGTTACCACCACTGGTTATTCCAGTGATTCAACCCTCTCACCCGCAATTCAGGAAATTTGGTCAAAGGAAATCCTTTTCCAAGCCATGCCTGTTCTTCGGTTTGAGCAGTTTGCAGTTAAGAAGACCGAACTCGGCGTTATGCCCGGTCTTACCATCAACTTCATGCGGTATAACAACCTCTCAGTTTCTGAGACTGTTGCCGCAGAACTTACCGAAGGTGTTCGTCTTGAGCCAGTAGCCCTTTCTGCTAGCCAGATTCAGATCACCGTTAAGGAACACGGTCAGGCCGTAGCAGTTACTGAACTGCTTCTCAACGCATCATTCGATGACGTTATGGCATCAGCCTCACGCCTTCTCGGTCGTCATATGGCCCAGAGCATGGACATTCAGGCCCGTAACACCCTGTATGCCAACGGTGTTCCTTTTGGCGGCGGTTCAGCGGTTGCACCCGACGTAGTATTCGGTCGCACTGTTGGTGACAGCGCACGTGACCGTATCAGCCCCTACAACCCCGGCACCATCGGCACTGCCGCATCCCCCGGTTACCTCAGCCCAGCAACCATCAAGGATGCTGTTGAGGTTCTCGCTGGTAAGAACATCCCACGGCTTGGCGATACCTACGTGTGCTTCGTACACCCATCACAGTCACGTTCACTCCGTGACTGGCCTGAGTTCATCGAAGTAACCAAGTACGCCGCCCCCGGTAACTTCATGCTTGGTGAAATCGGTCGTATCTATGACGTAGTGTTCATTGAAACGACACAGGTTGCTAAGGGCCTTGGCCTCCCAGCAGACATCGACTCTGGTACTGCTGGTAACCAAGCAACCAACACTGGTTCCTACACCTCAGTAATGATCGGTGACAACGCCTTCGGCCACGCCATCGCTCTCCCTGTTGAACTCCGTGACGGCGGCGTGATCGACTTCGGTCGTGAGCACGGTCTTGCATGGTACGCAATCTGGGGCTTCGGTGTAATCACCCACGAATCACGTGTACTCATCAACACCCTTGGTGGGGCAATCCAGTAATTACACGTATAAAAACTACGTGCAGGTAGGCTAGAATGGCAGGGGAGCAATCCCCTGCCATTCTAGATACAAAAACAAACACAATAAGGAGTTAATCAACATGGCAAATCGTCGCATTATTTCCGACGTTGAAGAAGCAACTGATGATCAAATTGAGGTATTTGATGAAGTTGTAGTAAACGACGACTTGGTGAGTGCCCGAGTGAAAGGCACTTGGTCAATGAACTGGGGTCCTTCAAAGTACAACTTTGAAGATGGTAAGCGTTACCGTATTCCACGTGAACTTTTCCAATACCTAAAGTCACGGGCTTGTATTTACGACACACTGTAAGGATTGCATATGGCTGAGGTTTACGAAAAGATTGCAAACCCATCTGGGTCGCTGCAAGAAATAAAAGTAAACACCTCAACTATGTCTCAGAGGTACAGAGAACAGCAACCAGCAATCAACAAAACATCTCAGGATACACTCCCAGATCGGGAGTAGGATACTGTAGTAAACTAGTTACATGGCTACTTTTGTTGATGTCGTAAATATTGCACGGAACTACCTGCGAGACTTTCCAAAGTTCTTTCAGGTTTCTTTTGATGCCCTAGGGCGCACGTATCAACTTGGGCACACTAACGTCGATGCTGACTCTTTGTGGGTTGCGTCATACATTCCCAATACGCCATCAGCCAGTGTTACGGCTATAGCCGCTACTGGATACACCCTTGATTCCAGAAACGGAATCATGAGACTAAATAACCCTCCAACATCTTCTTCCAAGATTATGGTGGAGGGTTATTACTATGAATGGGTAACTCCTGACGACCTTGCTTTTTACGCAAAGAAGGCCGTAGAAAAACACCTTGATCCGGTAGGTTTTGATTTAACTGAGGTGTCTGACGCAGTAATTAATGCGATAGGTATTTCTGCTATATGTGAAAGCCTATGGGCATTGATGACTGAGTACAGTCGTGACATTGATGTAATAACATCTGAATCAGTACACATTCCTGCCAGTCAGCGTTTTAGGATGGTTCAAGCCCTTCTAGCACAATGGGAAGAAGAATATAAGAGGCACGCTACGGCTTTGAATATTGGTATTGACCGTATGGAAGTGTTCTCTTTGCGGCGCATATCCAGAACAACTGGTTATCTTGTGCCTTTGTATAAGGCTCGTGAAATTGGTGAATATAGCCCTGTTGAGCGTCTATGGCCACGTATGGATTCAGGGATTATTAATCAAGAAATTAAAGAAGAACCGATGCGTACTGATGTTTACGTTGATGGTCCTCCACCCTCTGGACAAACAACGACGGTGTATTACTAATGGATATCAGACGTGAACTGGATTTAATAAATAAACAGTTTGATTGGTTCCATAAAACTCAGGGAATGGTAATTGTTTGGTACGAGTTTTTACCACTAACTGTTGGCAACAGTACCTTTGATGACGTTTATGACGAGGGTATTGTAGGAAGCAATGGAAGAAAGTATAAGCAAGGGGTAAAACTTCCGGTACTACGGATAACTGAAATAGAAGACCAAAAGAGAGCAATACCTGACGCGCGCCTGCCCATCCAGAATATAGAAATGTTTATAACTTCTAAGACTATGCGAGATGCTGGTATTAGCAATCCTTGGGAGTATGAAAACCACCTTAATGACATTTTTAAGTGGGATGGGCGAGTATATACAGTGGTTGATTACAAAGTACGAGGAAACTTACGTGGTGACGTTTATCACCTTGTTCAAGGAAGTCAGTTGTACGTTGATCAAGAAATGGTAAACGACCCCGGCCCCTACGATGATTTAGATACAGAATTGCCTTGGCCAACTAACCTTCCAATTTTAGGCTAAACTATATTAGACAGTAGATGAGCGTCTATTGTCTTAATTGCCTAGACCACGGAGGGACGTATGAGCGTCGAAACTGCTGCATCCATGCAGACACCTTCTGATGGTCCTTCTATAGAGTTAAATGACTATATAAACCTTAAAAGTGTGGTCATTACTAAACTTGCGGAAAAGGCAGCGTCTCTTCAAGAAGAGTTTCGCACCATTCTTAAACAAGATAAAGACTGGGAAACTCTAGTTGATTACGCACAGGTAAATATCACCGATGATGGTTTTGTTGTACAGGTAAACCATCCCAAGGCTCTTGATCTAGAGTATGGGACACCACAAAATCCTTTGAATTCAAAAGTTCGTAACTTTACACAATATGCCAACACTGAACTAAATAAAGTAATAAAGGAATTGGCATAATGTCTCGCACAGGTTTCCTTCTTGCTGAAGATGAAGCATTAAAAACTCGCCTGTCTGGCATAACCGTTTCTGATGATCGAAACGCAAGCAGGCCCGTGAAGGTGTTCTTTAGATACCCTGAAGGTGAAACTGAAAAAGAATACCCATTTATAACTATTGAGATGGTCAGTTTAGTACAAGCACTAAATAGGCAACACTCAGAGCACTATTACTACTATCAACACACAGATGCAGAGAACATTAGCAATTTTGGAAATTTAAGTATTGGGTATTTTCCATCTGAGATAGATCAAGATGGTATGGACGATTTGTTAGAGGATAACCAACAAGACTATTTGAGAATGATTGCCCCAATACCTGTAGATCTTACATATCAAATATCTACATACACACGTTCGGCCCTTCATGACCGACAACTAACTGCAAAATTATTACGTTATATATTACCGTTTCGTAGTAATGCACTACTTATACCTGCCGATGGCACCACCCGTCGTCTGGACATGCTTGGTTGGCAGCAGGCTGACCTACTAGACAATGAGTCTGGTTACCGTAAACGAATCTTTCGTAAAGTATATACATTGAAAATCAATGCAGAGATACCACGAGAAGACTGGACACTAGTCAAGCGAGCAACCTCTGTAGTTGCTAATATTACTAATGTAGAAAGCGAAACTCCCGTATTCAACCCACCTTTTTCGGAGGCTTTTTAATGGCTTACTCAACACCCGGCGTATACGTATCTGAATCAACATTCAAGAGTCGTGTAGCCTCTATTAACCTTAGTTCATCTATTGCGGCATTTTTTGGAACCTCTGACCGAGGTCCAGTTAGTCCAACACTTATCAGCACATGGACTGAATTCACTTCTCTATTTGGACCAGTATCCACATCACACGATTTGGGTTATGCTGTTTATCATTACTTTGCTAATGGTGGTCCAGCAGCATATGTAACTCGTGTAGTTGGTACTGGTGCAACTACTTCAGAAATCGCAGTAAAGTACTACACAAATGGTGGTACTGGTGCAAGTGCAACACTGTTTGATGTAGAAGCAATAGATCCCGGCACTTGGGGCAACACTATTCAAATTTCAATTACTGAAGGTCTAGTAACCCCTGCCGTAGATGTAATACCAACATTCAATGTTGTTGTAACACTGGATGGCCTTGAAGTTGAGCGTTGGACCGAGGTGTCAACTGAAGTATCTAATTCAAGGTACGTAGGTAGTGTTATCAATACGTACTCAAGGTACATTCGTATATCTAATATTGCGTCCATCTTGGCTGGTCCAGATACAGACTTCATACTAACTGCGTATACGCTTGCTGGTGGTACTAATGATGCCCCTGACGATGAGGATTACGCTGATGCTTTAGACCTTCTGGACACTATTGAAGGTGTTCTGATGATCAATGCGGTAGGCAAGTACACCGGTACAGTAGTAAACGCTGTAATGGCTAAAGCACTAGATCGTGGAACTTCTATAGCAATCATTGATCCATCACCACTAAGTACAGATAAGTCAGCATTTATTGCTGAAGTTTCTACACACCGTTCATCACCCGGTAGTAACTACGCTATCTTCTGCGCTCCAATGCTTACGATGGTTGATCCAGCACGTAGTGGACCAGCGGCTATACGACGCACATATCCCGGTGGAGCAGTTGCCGGTCTTTATGCTCGTACTGAGGCAGAGCGTAGTGTGGCTAAGACACCCGCTGGTTATTCAGCAGACATCCGTAATGCTCTTGGTATTGATCTTAAACTTACCGAAGGCGATATCGGGGATATGTACAACGCGGGTATCAACTGCTTTAAGCAGGTTCCGGGTGCAGGTATTGTCCTTTTCGGTGGTCGCACACTAGAGCGTCTACGCCCAGATCGGTATATCTCTGTACGTCGATCACTCAACTACTTGAAGCAAGCCCTAAAGGATGCAACACAGTTTGCAGTTTTTGAACCTAACGATGAACGCCTGTGGGCAGCAGTTCGCTCTGCCTGTGGAAACGTTCTTAGCACGTTTTGGGCTGCTGGCGGTTTGAAGGGATCACAAAATCAGGCTTACTACGTTACTTGTGACTCCACAAACAACACAGTAAGTACTGTTGACGATGGGGAAGTCCATGTTGAAATCGGCGTGGCTCTACAGCAACCAGCGGAATTCATAGTTATTAACATTAGTCAATGGACAGGCGGCAGCAATGCCGTAGAAACACTCTAATAAGGGAGAACCTATGCCACGTTCATCTTCACACGATCCCATTCGTGACTTTAAATTTGATGTAACAATTTCTCCACCAGCCTCACTTAAGCAGGCTATGGGAATTACTGGTGATCTAAACCTAGGCTTTGCTGTTGTCTCAGGTCTTACTGTAACTAATGACGTTGTCAGTTACCGTGAGGGTGGTATGAACACGCACCCGCATAAACTCCTAGGACAGTCAGACTACGGAGCAATAACCTTTAGTCGTGGTGTGTTTCTTGGTCCTAACCAAGATGCTTTGTATAAGTGGCAGCAATATCTGCACACATGGAGTACTGGAGCACTAAACGCGCTTTCAGGAACCTCTAACTCAGGTTCTAACGATTATCGGTGTAACGTGTATGTACGAGTACTAGACCACCCCGCATCAGGTGCAACGTATGTTGTAGATCCTGTCGAAGCAACACAGCAAACAGTAAACCTTCCATCAATGCGCCTTGGTTTTGCGCTATACAACTGCTGGCCCGGTGCTTTTGCAATGACAGACCTCAATGCAAGTAGTAGTGGTATTCTGGTTCAGCAAATGACGCTACATCATGAAGGTTTTGTTATCGTGAATAACGAAAGTGACTTCGACAAACTGTCACAACTGAACTAATAGACTAGGAAAGGTTATATAAATGGAACACCAAGTGGAGACTGTTGATGCTTTACAAAACATTAATCAAGAGTCATTTCCAGAAATACCCAATCATCTAAGCAATTTTATAGAACTACAGCGTGGCTTATTGAATACCACTACTGGTATTTGGGAACGAGTAGCAGAAGTTAGAGAACTCAATGGGTATGACGAAGAGCGTATTGCCTCATTGGAGAACCGCAAAAACATAACCTATGCTGAGTACATTACTGAGATTTTGAAAATGGGTGTTGTGTCGCTTGGCTCAATATCTAATTTTCAAAGCAGGCTAGATGATTTAGCAATAGGTGATCGCAACTCCCTCTTCTTGGCAATTGTAAGAACGACCTACGGTCGTGAGCGTTCCTTTGATAGAACCTGTGATTCTTGTAATAAGATTAATAAAATAACAATTGATCTTGTAGATGACTTTCCTGTTGTTGTTCCCAGTTTTGACCCAACAGACACACTAAAGGTGGAGTTACGTAATGGTGTCATTCACGAACTAAGGATCCCTACTGCTGCGGACACCTTGTATGTCGGTAAAAAGGCTAAGACAAATGCAGAGCAGAGCACTCTTTTGTTGGCCCGTTGCAGCGTTTGGAAAGAGAATGCCCCAACAAACCCAGAAGAATGGGCGCGTTCATTAGGAATGGTTGATCGTAACAAACTCATCAAGGAACTTATTTCTATAGAAATGGGTCCCACGATGGAGGAGGTGGACGTAGATTGCGTTCATTGCGGCAGTAAGATCACCGCTATGATCGACTGGGTGTTTCTTATACTCGGTTGATATAAGAAAGATATACTGGGATTACGAATACATAGCCTCCGTATACAAAGGGTTTAATCTAACGGATATCCGAACAATGAGTGTTCGGCAAAGGGATTATTGGTTCCGCACCGCTAGGTGGCGACTGAGTAACGGAGGGGTGTAGTGGAAAACGAGTTTGAAGTAAATCAACAAGTTGGGAACATGATTGGTTCCCAAAACAATCCTGTAGGACCATCCTCCAAGGGGAAACTTAGCCTACCTACAGGACTTCTTACTAACATAAACAAACTGTTTGAAAGCATAAATAAACAGGCTAAAGAACTTAGTGTAGTTCTTCCTAAGATTGTTGAAGATATCCGGTCTATGGCCGTTGAGAGCGATTCTTTGCAAAACATTGGAACAGAACGGTTTCGATCTAAGTCTGGTGCTATAAACGGAGTTCAACAAGCACTTAGTCAATCACACATGCAAAAAGCAGACGAAGACTTCAGACAAGCACCATACAAACAAGGTATTGCTCGTTCCGCTGGATCCCTTGCTGGCGGTGGTATGAAAGGCGCGGCTGTTAACGCAGGCGTGCAGATGGCACTAAGTGCAGCAACCACAGCCGTAAACCTGATGGACAAAAGAATAGACGAGAATGCTAACTATTCATTGTCTGCCGACCGTATGAGCGTACTGTATCAACAGATGACTGGTATGTCACAGGTGCAGGTTCAAGACAAGTTTAGGCAACCTTTAACAAATTATCGTATTGGTATGGGTGGTATTAATACGTTACTTGGTCTACAGGCACGCACTGGAATAAATGCAGCAATACAGGCACCGTCAGTAGAAGCGTTGAGAACTATCTCTGGCTTTTCTTTAGGAACTGGTGATGTTGCTAGCATGGTTGAATCATTAGCACGTCCAGAAACAGTAAACAGAATGTTTATGATGACTGGACAATCACTATACGGTTTTGGTGGAAAACAAAGATCAGCAATGGATGTTGTTAAGAACATCACTAGAATGTCTGGTCTTACAAATAAGGCTATCGTTGAATCTGCTTTCCAGCCCGGATCAGTATCAAGAGAACGACTTCGTCAAATGGGCGTTCCAGAAGAGATGGTTGACACCGTTCTTCAGTATGCACGACAAAACGTTGCATATAAAGAAAAGGGTGGGAAAGGAATGTATAACCCCAGTGAAAAAGAACAACGAAAGTTCATGGGGATTGAAGAAAACTTTGCTACGCAAGCAGAAGAAACAGATCGCGTACGTATGCGCCGAGAAGAAAAGTTCTACAGCCGTCAGGCCGATAACTTTGCGGATCTGGAACGAGCAACACAAAAACTAACTCAAATGTTTGGAGCATTAGAAGACAGGTTGAGTGGAATTATAGGAGCGCGGACAAGTACACGTCCTTGGCAAAGTAAAATAGGTGGATTCCTTAAAGGTGCTCTTAAGTTTGGAGCATCAGCATTGGCTGGAGTGGCTGCTACGGCGGTAGCAGGTCCTGCTGCTGGATTCGCAGCAGCAGGAGGGACTTACGCAGCAACAAATGCCTTGACTGGTGACCCGGTAACCACAGATGGGCGCAGCACTGAAACAGGAAACTCTATTCCAACGGGTAATACTGCAACTACATCTAACAGTAGTAGTTCTGTAGACCAAATTGCCAACAACAACAACAAAACTAACGAATTAATGGTTCCAGTAGGGTACAGACCAAAATTAGTTCCATACTCCAAACTAGGAAGCACACAACAAATATCACAATTGAGTCCAACGTTTAAAAGTAAGTTATTAAAACTAATAGCATCTGCCCCTGTATCAAAAACAGCGTCTGGTGAACTTATATCTACAGTAGGTGTTGGAGAAGGTTTCAGGTCGGTAAAAGAACAGGAGTCTGGCTTTAGGAAACGGTATAGAGAAACAGACAGAGATACAGGAATATTTTGGAACGGAACGTTCTGGGAAAAGAAACCGGGAGACAAGTCTTACCCAATGGCCCCTCCGGGTATGAGTCTACATAATGTTGGTATGGCAGCAGACCTTTTATTTGGTTGGGGAGATGCTAAACGCGGAGCGCATGTAAGGTCCAATAAATGGGTTCTTGGAAACGCCGCAAGATTTGGGTTGGTAATACCTTCTCCAAAGGGTGACCCTCCACACATTCAGTTAGCAGGCTTAATGGGAAGTCCTTATAAAGGAAAAGCCGTATGGATGGGCACCAAAGGAATAAACTGGCAAAAACAAGGACCGGGATACGGTGGCATACCAACAGATAAGGCTCTTCTTGAAGATATCAAGAAGGGTGCTCTTCCATTAGGAACTCTTAACGCTAAGTTTGTTACTGAACAAATCATAAAGTCTATGACAGAGGGTGGAGTGGATCCAAGTACAATAGGTATTCCATCCTTGGTAAAGGACATCATTTCTTCAGGACTATTGGGACAAAGTGGTGGATCAGTAAATGAAAAAGAGATTGAAAAATGGTTAGAAGAAGCAATTTCAGAAACTGGAACAAATCAACCTCCCGCAACATCCCCTAATACTTCAACGTCTGAAACACCATCAACATGGTCTGATGGTTCGTCCAGTACTCAAACAGCCAGTGGGTTTTCGACACAGGGTCTTGGAAAGTCGATGACTAGTGCGTCTGGTGTTTCCTCATACTTTGGTCTATCTATTGATCAGATAATAAAGAAAGTAAAAGCCAACGTAAAAACAAAATACAGTACGTATGCTCCCACCTCAGTAGCACCTAACTCTTTTTCAGTAGATCCATACGGCCCAGAAAGTGCTGGTGATGGTGATTTTGCAAATGCAATGTCCTCACAACAAGCCCCACAAAGTGCGATAACTGGAGGAAGTGGTGGCGTTGCTGTTGCTTATTCACGCCCAGTTATATATCAAATATCTCCTACCATACACATTGAAGGAAGTGCTAGTAACGTATCTCATAGTGATATAAAGAAAATCGCTAAGGAGATAGGATCTTTGATAGAGCAAGAAATACGTATAAAGGAATTAAGGAGGAAGTAATGGGTTACAAAAGTGATCAATTTATAAGTACTAGTGGATTTGAACCATCCTTAGGAGCGTACACTGGGGACGCTATTAACCCACCTTTTGTTGGACCAAGAAGCACAATACGCACGTTTGTTAAAAATACTAGAGATGACAATGGTCAACTAGTTACAAAGTGGGAAAACACACCCTTTACTTTAAAAAAAGGATACATAAGAAGTCTTCTAGACAAAGTACAAATATCAGATACAGCAATAGGTTCTGCTCCACAATTGCGTTGTAATTTTCAATTTAATCCAAGCACAATACAACATAGTGTTCCCATGAGAACAAACCTAACAAACGTGTTCTTACAGGACCCGGCTCAGATGTCTCAGCCAATCGGGGGAGAAGTAACTTTTGCCTTTGAATTACTTTTTGATAGATCACATACCTTAAACAATTCAAGTGGAGAAGGTGGTGGTACACAGGGATCACCCGATGAACAAGATATTGGTGTATTGGCTGATATACGTGCTTTGTATCAAGTAATTGGTCAAGGAATTACCGAAAAAACCATGAAATGGCAATTAGAAAATGCCAGACAACAGATGAACGCACAAATAGAAATGGGCTCAGTGGGAACACTTACTGAAAGTCAGGCTGAAACCGCACAGTCATCAACCTTTATAGAAGATACAAACTACTTTAGTGGTGAAGGTGGAAATATTGGAAACACTGCGTTCCTAATACCTACTCCTGTGCGTGTAATGTTTTCTAGTCTTTTTATGGTTGATGGTTATGTAACACAAACAGACGTTGTTTATACCAAATTCAGTAGAAGCCTAGTACCTATGCAATGTATTGTTACTTTATCTATGCAGGCTATGTACGTTGGTTTTGCTAAGGAGAAAACGTTCCTTACATATAACTTGGAGGAGGCAGCAGCCGTATCTACACAACAAATTAGCGACAATATAGAAAAATCACGTAACACGCTTACATCTGTGGTTTCTGGTTTTAAGAAGACCACTGTATACCATAAAATAAGAGTAGTGTATGATACTGATAAAACATCAGTAGAAACAAGCACTTTTGATGATAGAACATCAGCAACTATATTAATTCCTTATTATAACAACTCCACAATGTCGTCATTGTCTGGTTTAACTAACCCCGGAGATGCTATAAAAATAGAACCATTTATCAATATAAAAGTAAGTACTACAATAAAAGATTCAGAAATGGAGAGTGCCTTTAGCGATGGTACCAATATGTCGCTTACGGCATATGTGACCACGTATGGACCTATGACTTCAGAAGATGCAGACTATTTGGTTTCTGCTTCAAAAAGATCACCATTTAGCAATGTCCTAGGGGGTGTTAGCGATAGTGATTCTCGCGTTACAAATCTTAGAACTAAGAAAATATCAATGTATACAGTATCTAAGACTATAAATACTTTTGAAGATTGGAAACAGTTTAAAAAGGGATTTGATTTTACAGCAGATCGTTCATTCTTTAATACTACCAATACCGTAGGTACTTTAAAAACGCTTGCGTCAAGGACTGACCCGAATCGGTTTTTTGCTGTTATATATTCATTGCGTATTGATTCTACATCTCGTGGGCAGAGAAGTATTATGGATTTTCAAACAAATGGATATAATCATGAGGTTGGCCCCAACTGGGTATTAACAGGACCGGGGTATGGTGAACTCTACAAGAAAGAAAAAATGAAAGAGGTAAGCCTAGACTGGGTAGCGGGGGATTTGGTGTGATTATTAAATATGGATCTAATGCCCGCTATTCTTTATCGGGTAATAAACAAGAGGCTTACAGAAAAAAGACTGATAAAAATGTAGTGTATACAACGTATGTTGCAAAGCAGGGCGACTCTTTTGATCTTTTAGCACATCGTTTATTAAGAGACTTTTCTAGATACTGGGAGATAGCAGACCTTAATCCACATGTAAAGTTTCCTAATAAACTTGAGGTAGGACAAATTATTAGGATTCCACGATGATTTTTCAACACCCGTTTGGCATAACACCAAGCATAGAAATATCTATAGGTGGCGTTCCAGTTCTCTATGAGTCTATTAAAACCGTGGAGTTGTCCCTGAATGAGGGAGAACACGACATGGTCGTTTTAAAGATGTACGGTATTCCTCAAAAAGCAATAATAGAATACATAGGTGCTCCCGTACAAATAGTTCTTTCCAGAGGTAACACAGAGAGACAAGAATTCGTGGGCGAGATTGCCCAAATAGTACCTACTAATGATTTGAGAAAAGGTGCTGTAAATAACAGCCCATTTCAAGAGGCCGACATTTACTGTATGGGATCTTCCTACAAAATGCGGGGATCCAAGAGTAAGGTTTGGGGAGAAAAGACACTTACAGATATTGCAACAGAGTTGGCAAGTACATATAAGTTTAGTTTAGACGTTCCCAAAACAACACTACTTCATTCTGACACCGCTCAGATAAACAAATCTGATTGGGTATTCCTTAATGAAATTTGTGATTTGTACGCATACGGACTTACTGTACATGGAACCCATATGCATATTTGGGATCCGTATAGGGCGACGGGAAGACAAAGATCCTACCATGAGTTGTTTTCTGTAAAAGAAACAAACTATGACCCACAACCAACACCCGGTGTTGTGCTGAGTTTCAATGGTACATTCCTTTCTCAACCGGCATCAGAGACGTACACAGCGGTATTAGATTCTCAAGGAAATATAACGTCCGTATCTAGCACCCAGTTTTCAGACGGTGAAGAAAACTCTGGTCTTGGTAAAAAGTTCACTACTGAGTACCGTTCTCGTTTAGATGCTCCAGCAAAATCTGCCGAAGAGGCTGAGTTGGCAATAAAAACGAGCATGAGAGACTCTATACCTTTTTATGCCACTATAGAAACACTTGGAGTTATAGGTATTTATCCGGGCGGTATTATTAATTTAGTAGGATTTGACACGCTTGTAGACAACCTTTGGTATGTAAAAGGAGTCACCATGACTCTTGGTGGCATGGGTTTAACTACAAAATTAGAAGTTGTTTCTGATTCAACAAATGAAGAAAAATACACTGTGTATAATACAGAGCGTTTTTCAGACCCGCCCAAACCTAAGTTTGACGGAAAGAATTGGGTAGCAGAATTTAGGAAAATAAATGCATACCAATAATGAACACATCCATAAGACAGGTATATATGTTCACAGAGCACTTGTCGTTCGTTCTGATTCAACGACTGGTGAAGTCCTTGTAAAGATCCCAGAACTTCTTGGACCTGATGAACATCTACCGGTATCCAAAGATTATCTAGCACTTGTTGATGGTGTGTGGAGTGTTCCTACTGAGGACACTCAGGTACTGGTGGGACTTGATGGTCCTAGGGCGAGAATTGTATATATCATTAATGATTTTCAACCAAACAGTGGTGGCTCTACTGGCCCTACTGGCCCTACTGGCCCTATCGGTGCTACTGGTGCTGCAAGCACAGTAACAGGACCTACTGGTGCTAGTGGTTCAACTGGATCAACTGGACCAACTGGTGCTGCAAGCACAGTAACAGGACCTACTGGTGCTAGTGGTTCAACTGGACCAACTGGACCAACTGGTGCTGCAAGCACAGTAACAGGTCCCACAGGTGCTACTGGGGCTACTGGGGCTACTGGGGCTACTGGGGCTACTGGGGCTACTGGGGCTACTGGGGCTACAGGACCTGCACCGGGTGCATGGTCTACATGGACACCAAAACTAAAACAGGGTGGTGTAGAACTAGGCACCGGGGCTGGCGATCAAACCATATCCTTTGCAAGATACACACAAATTGGAAAACTGGTTATTGCACAATGTCGTGTTGTTGCAAATAAAACATCGTCTGCATCTGGAGCAATTGCTATAAATCCTAATGATTTACCTGCTTTTAAAGTACTAGACTTAGGGGCTAGTGCGGTTATTGGAGAATGCTTATTCTTAAACCAAGGTGTCGGTTATACCGGAGGTACCGTTAGGGTAACATCATCAACAAACCTAGAACTCAGACAATTAAACCCACTTGGTCAGTTTGATGCGTCAGTAGGACAGTCTGATACAGCATCTGCTAGCGTTGCTTTTACAATGGCTGCTAATGATGTTTGTTGGATAAATATTATGTATGAAACAACGTAGACAGTGATAAAATAGTCTCATGAAATCTATTAAAATACCATTTTCCATATCCAACGGGCGTGTGGATGTTGTTACTACGTCATCTGCTGCATCAGAACAAAAGATAGTTACAACGTTAGTAACTACACCCGGAGAAAGGACTGGAATACCGAACTTTGGTGCTGGTATTTATCGCATGGTTTTTGAGGCCAATGATCCTTTAGTGCTATCCGATTACACATCGGATGCATCAAGAGAGATAACAAATCGTGTTAGTTTAGTAAATATATTAAATATTAAGATTGTACCTGATAGGTATCAGGAAAACGTTGCTAACATAGGCGTTATTTACCAACTACCTTTAAGCAACCCTCAACTATTAACATTTAAAGTGGTAGTCCCGTCAGCAATAACTGAAGAAACACTATTTTAAGGAATAGCATGGCTATTGATTACACCCGCAGAGATTACAACACAATAAAAAATGCCCTTCTAGACAGGGCTTCTTCAGTATTGCCTGAATGGACAGATCGTGACACGTCCGATTTTGGAATGCTTTTTGTTGATCTATGGTCATATATGGGAGACGTTCTCCATTACTATATAGACCGTGCGGCTGGTGAATCCTTTTTAAATACCGCTACACAGCGTGAAAGTGTTTTGGCAATCGCAAACCTGCTTGATTACACACCAAGTAGTAGAACCGCTGCGTACGCAACAGTATTCATTGAAAACACAAGTGACAGTACAGAGTTTACTATTCCTTCAGGAACTATTTTATTGGGTCCCGCTGTAACCTGCTATACAACAGAAGAAGTAGTAATTAGCCCCAACAACATAGTTTCAGTTACTGTTTATGAAGGGTCATACATAACAAAAGAAAGTATAGGAACGTCTACAGGTAATCCTTCTCAGCGCATTTCATTACCGGTTGATAATGTAGTGAGTAACAGTATTCGTTTATTCGTTCGCGAAGACGGAGAAAATGACACAGAATACCGATATGTGAACAGTTTGTCTGAGGGACGGTTTGGTGAACGAGTATTCAGCACGTATACAGATGCTGAAAAATACACGCAAGTAATACTAGGTAATAGTATTAATGGTTTTATACCTCCAGCAAACTCAACGTTTTTTGTTTCATATGCAACGTCATCAGGGGCACTGGGCAACTATGGAATAAACTCAGTTACTTCTTTTAAACGAAGCACTTCTTCCTCTTTACGCATAGCCAGTTCATATGCTTTTGTTGGTGGTTCTGATGAAGAAAGTATTGATTCTTTACGTGTTTCTATACCCCTTAAAACACGCCCACAGGATAGGGCAGTAACACTAGATGATTTCATAGATCTAGCACTAAGTACTCCGGGTGTTTATAAAGCATCCGCTACATACTCATCACCGTCGGCTGCCTATGCATCAGGTTCTGTAACTATTTATCCCGTCCCGATGCAATCTGATTATTCAACAACTACTGCTGCATCAATACCAGTTCCTGTTTCAATGCAAAATGTTCTTGTTGATACAATTCAGCCTAAGGCTTTGTTAGGCGTAAATGTCTATGTGGCAAATAAAATAGATCTAATACCGGTAAACATAACTGCTGATGTACATGTCAATGATAGGTACATTACTGGATGGGTTATATCAGATGTATATAATGCTTTGTCTGCCCTGTTTTCGTTTGATAGTGTCTCACTAGGCCAAAGGCTTTCATTAAGTGAGATATATAAAACAATAATAAGTGTTGAGGGTGTCGATTACGCTGAGATAGATGGTGCTGAAGGCGGCGTATTTAGTAGCACATTATCTGGTGTATCTCAAAGCATTTCTGCATCCTCCGTGCAGTTACTCAGAAAGGGAACCATAACGCTAAACGCGTATGGTGGTATAACTACCGGCGATGTGTAATGGCACGACAAATATTCACGTTAAGAAACTTAGGAACAGATTTAGGGGAGTACGTTGAGTACAATGACTCTCTATTTGCGTCTGCTAGTCTAAGCCCTTTTGTAGATACAGAGTTTTATCTTGATGTAAAGACAGTAGATTATGGAACTACTGAAATATCTTGGAGTGCCCCACTCTTTACATTACAGGAAGATATTCTTCCAGTAGAAATTCTTGTAGTGTGGTCATCTACTGGGGAACCTCAAACTATAGAAGATGGTTATACAGTAATACAAAATGCTAGCAATGTTGGAACAGTTGAGCACACACCTAATAACGCAGAAGAGTTAAGTGGTAGATGGGTTTACTATTCATTGTTCTTACGCTTTGCAAGTACAGTTCCTTCACTGTATTTTGATCAGGAACAATACTTTGAAAAAGTTGCCTCAGTAAGTGTGTTGCTACCAAATAACTACGGATCGGTAGATGATTTATGGTCGCGCATCCCGGTCTACTTTAGAGAAAACGATGACAATCAAGAACTATATAATTATCTGAGTATATTTGGTTGGGACATTGACTACATACGGTCACTACTTGATTACGTGATGGTGCAGAAAGATCCGCAGATCTCTAACTCAGAAACTCTCCAATACTTAATGGAAGAACTAGGAACAGTAATAACAACTGTTGAATTAGGTGCATCTAGAGCGCGTCAGTATCTTCAAGACGTTATTAGTCTTCGCCTACAAAAGGGAACAGAGGACGGAACCATTGCAGTTCTTCAGGCTATTTCTGGATGTCGTGTGACGATAGACAAAGTTGCTAAGAAAATCAATGTACACCCACAACGTACTAATTGGGCGAGGGATCCTAAAATAATTAGAGGATTACAAGATGGTTGGTATGGTGCTGTAACCGACAACATTAACGTACGGTTTTCTCAAGATCTTATTACATTTTATGATTCAAGCGTAACCTTTACAAACAACGCCAGTGTTGCTTTTAACCCGGTGAGATCTATTGTTAACGGTGGCGATGTAGAAGCAAACGTATATATTTTTAGTAGATTTCTAGTACCAATATCTGCCGACAATACCTTCTACTTCAGTGCAGAAAGTCCGGCAAATGATCAAATCACAAATGTTTACATGTATAAACCTGATGCAACTCTAGCAGCATCTGCTGGAATAGGTACTAACAAGGTTATAAAAACAAGTGGTGGAAGGACATACTACAAACTAGACATGTCCGATATTGGTGAAGACACTTCTGCATACCTTTTTATACAGATAAAAATACCACCCGGTGGCTACGTTCTTGTGAGAAATCTTCTGCTAGAAGATAACTATATGGGTAAATACTTTGACGGTAATACAAATATAGGTGGTTGGTTACTGGGAGATGTTTCTAGATCTGATTATCGCTGGCACAACAATCCGACATTGGGTACTGACGGAGTACCAACGTGGGAGTATTTTGAAACGTATTCAATATACTCAGCCGATGCTTGGAGAACTAGAAAAACTATTAACAATATTTATAAGAAACTTCTTCCTGTAAACTGGATGGATCAATACACCATAGTTTTTGATGAGTTACCAGAATACACTTATGATCCCGCCACCCCAAACGTTTTGCCTAATTTTGGAACGATGTTATCACTATCAGTACTATCAAGTAACATAGGAATAGACCCTGTCGGTGACGTTGCCTTTACTGAACTTGGTTGGCCAAACGTTCTTTAGGATGGAGTAAATAATGACTGAGATAAACCTAGTCAATACAACACAGAAGACACCTCTTGCTGGTAGTGACCGGCTGGCTGTATGGCCAGATGTTGTTGACGAACAGAGCGATCTACAGTACCTGAGGCTTACTGATATCGTCGGATATGTAACGGCAAATGGTTCATTTATTGACACATCTATAGTGTCATATAAGGGTGATCTACTAGTAGGTGCTTCAGCAGGAAGCCTAACCACTGTTCCTGTTGGCGCAAACAACAGGGTATTAATAGCAGACAACACACAAACAGCAGGAGTTAACTGGGGAACAGTTTCTACTGATGGCATAACCAACTACGCGGTAACTCCAGAAAAGGTTAAAAGTCTTCAAGTTTCTTCATTGTCGGGAACAAATGTAACACTTGATTTTACTGGTGCAGGTTTGTTGACTCATGATTTGACAGGGTCAACTACTTACAATGTGGACACATTAACGTATGGTCCGGGTAGGACTTTAACTATAAAAATAACAACCACGTCCACAAGGCTTTTGTATTTTCCCAATGATTGGGTTTTTGTAGGAATAAAACCTACTGCGATACTTGCTAATAAAACTGGAATACTATCAGTAACAAGTTTTGGAACTACTGCGGCTGAATGTGTTGCCGCATGGGCGGTGAGTACATGAGCCTAGGGTTTTCCCTAAGCAATCTTCCACTACTTGCCAACTCAACAGGTTACTTAGCCGTTGAGGATACTTTTGATCGCCCAAATGGAACTATTGAAAAGGTAGGAGAAGCATACTCCTTAGCAAGTTACATAACAGATGGACGAGCAGCGTGGGATGTTTTAGTAGGTTCGTTTTCTATATACAACAATAAACTACTTGCTGGTTCTACCAATATTCTTGATACTCCAACAGCATCGGGTATTGCCGTTATAAATAACGGATCAACCAACGTTTTAATGTCTGCATCAATATCAGATGTGGGGGGCGATGGTTTATATTTTCGTGTAATAGATGAGAACAACTGGAGCCGCGTGTATTTAACATCGGAAGTTGAAACGACGACTACTCCTGTTGGATACTATGAATATGAATGGCAATCTTCTGCCTCTGTTTCAAATTACGTATCTATATACAAAGATACTAATAAGTATTATCCATCACAAACAACTTGTAAAAACAGTGTCCATGATCACGAAGTGCTTATTACAACAAACAATCCTCAAATATCACAATTTGACCCCCTAACTTTAAAATGGGGCAAGTATCCATACATGATGGTAAAACGAGGAATACGATATAAAGACTTAGAAGGAAACATTATTGCTAGTACCGGCGACGACGTAAAATACCTACAAGGTGTTTTACGACACCACTATGATGATGATCAAATGGTAGTTGATGGTTATTTTGGTCCGTACACAGAATCCCAATTAAAGAGGTTGCAGAGAGAAGAAAACATAATCGTTGATGGTTTTGCTTGGAATTTACAGTCTTGGCTAGTCATTGATCGTCTAGCAATAGCAGCAATAAACATGGGTACATCTGTAGAAGCAGAACGAACACTCTATTTGCGTAGATACCTACTCGGAAGTACATACCATTTTCCAACAAAAACAATATGGGGTGCTTCACCAGACTATCCACCAGAGGGTGTATACACAGACATAACACATACACATGATTTGTTATTGGATAACTGCCGACACATATCAACAGTTGGAGCACATACCCACTACGCACTCAATACTCTTACAGGTGCCAGTACATTTATACAGACGGCAGAGGACGTGGTAGAAACTACCACAACGTATTCAATTGTTGCGGAAGAGTGTATTGATGGTCAGGTTTCAGCAATAGATTTACTAGTTTCAGACAACTTTGATCAGACTAATACAGAAACAATATCCTCTATAAAGTTGTTAGTGTATGATAATTATTTAGAAATAAGTGTTAATAATTATCCATCTGCACAATACAAAACATACACACTAACGACTGCTAATACAGCAGCAACAAAACATGGCGTAGGTAGGGGTCCTGCCGATGCAGAAGGCACCGGAATAGATGATTATGTATGTGTTCCTATTGATGCAATGATTACACCTAGTGAGGTTTAAGTATGCCTAGTCAGTTAAATATAGCGGATCTTACTCAAAAAGCAACACCTGTGTCATCTGACAGGTTGTTAATTTGGTCCAGCGTTGTAGATGAGTTAGCAGATCTACAATATGTTACTTATGGGCAGTTGGCCGCATCTGTCTCTGCATTGGTTGAAGCACCGGTTGCTGCTGCATTAGAGGATAATTTTGTTGCCCAACCAACTAATAAGACCCTAGCAACTAACGATATTTTGTACTATAGCGGTAGTGCGTGGATTGCTAGTACTACCGTACCAACTAATACAGTCGCTACTGCTTCTATAGTAAACGGTGCAGTAAACAACGATAAGTTAGGAACGTCTGCTGTTACTGATGTAAAAGTTTTAAACGTATCGGCAGAAAAGATAACTACTGGAACTCTTTCTGAAGATCGACTTCCTAATATTAAAGCAGATAAAATAGTAAGTCCTACTGGTCAAAAGATTCCCGTAGGAGCAATACCAACCATTACAACAAACCTTGTTACTGGTCCTACTGCTTTTGATACTTCATTGATACCAAACCTATCTGCTACAAAAATAACAACAGATCAACTTGCTGTAGCCCGTGGGGGAACAGGTGCATCAACTGCTGCTGGTGCTCTTGCAAACTTAGGTGCTTACGGTGGTGCATCAGGGGCATCTGGTTACCGCATAACAATCTCAAGCACTGAACCGGGTGGTGCTACCAACGGAGATATTTGGTTGCAGATATGAGTATTTACGTTTGGGATTCTTCTGGGGTACGCAGACAATTACTAGGCAATGGTGTTCGCGTTCGACAAAATAATCAATGGGTAACCGCGACTAGTGTTAAAGTGCGCCAAAACAACCAGTGGGTTGATGTTTGGTATAACTCAGATCCACAAACACTTACTTTTAATGCTACTAAGGTACAGAGCCTTTGGTCTAACTCTTGGACACTCGCACAAGGGGATTCCGATTACGAAAACAAAGCAGCCATAGCAGGCTATCATTTAAGTAATACATCTAAAAAGGATGTTGTCGGTGTTATTGGCTCTTTCAAAGATAGTAGCAACAATACTCTTGAGTCTGTACTTGGTAGTAACCCAAGAACAGTAATTAAGTCTGCAACATTATATATGCAGCGTTCTTCAACAGATATTGGATATAACGACGCATACGGTACAGTTTATACAGCAATGTATAAAGGGGCGGTTGGCAGTGCTAGTCCAAACTACAATAAACTTGACTACACAACTGACTATATAAAGTCTAAGGCATTTACCCAAAGTAGCCCGTTGTCAAAAGGTGAAAAATGGAACATGCAGGTGGCTGACAAAACGGTAGAAGGGTTACGAGACAGCGGTTATTCAATAGCGTTACTTTCAAGAATAACCAATGTGGGAACTGACCGAACCACGTTTGATTACATGTGGAGCACAATCATCGGACCACTCACCGGTTCTACCACCGGATATAAGCCAACGCTTGTGGTGACCATCGACTACGTGTAGTATTTCCCTCATGGAATTATTCGTAGCATCTCTAGCCGTATACAAGACCGTACAGGTGCTTGACTCCTTGTCTCCCAAAGAAGCGATGCCTTGGGTAAAGATCCTAGTAGGCATTGCTTTAGGGTACGCCTCCGTGTTTATACTGTCATTGGAACACAAGCCCGTGATGGGTTTGACCGTTGCGGCATGTGCCGGTATTGTACACACAGTTTTACGATTAATAACACTAGTCGGTGATGTTGCCAGAAAGCGCAGCATTCGATGAAGAAGGAACACCATGAAAGAAACATACGGAATTCTAGGAACGGGCACGTCCTCTACTAAAGTAATACAAGCAGCGTTAGAGGACGTGGGAACTCAGGTGCATTACTATGTGCCTTGGTACGGCTCTCCTACAGAAGGTATTGAGATTGTTTATGATTGGTTGCTTGATAATGAAGCGACCTTTACTGTTGTAGCAAACAAGACAACCAAGGTTCCTAAAGCACTTGTGTCACAAGCCACTGACGTGGACATGATCTCTGGAGACGTAAACCAGTACCTCATTGAGACTCTTAAGTATGGTGAAGTAAAGGGATTTGCATTGTTGTTGTGGGACGACAAACTCAACGAGGCAAGTCAAGCATTGGCAGAGAGGTGCATTGATGCCGGTCTTCCCACATTAGAGTTAACTAATGGTTTGGTGCCTATCGTTTTTGATGAGGAACCAGCAGAAATTAAAGAAAAAGTCATCGAAGAAGATGATCCAACTGATGATGTTCCTGAGAAATTTGATAGGTCAACCCTAGAAAACATGCCAGCGGCTGTTGTCAAACGTATGGCTAAAGACAAGGGAACGACTACCAAAACAAAGGATGAGGCTATCAAAGTAGTGCTTGGTGAAGAAGCACTAGAAAAAAGTCCAATTCAAACGGACAGAAGCATCGTCAAAGTAGTTGTGTACTACTCAGATGGAATGAAAATGGAACTATGAAAAAGGCCCCCGAACTGGGGGCCTTTTTCACATTCACTTCTTCTTGGCGGGCTTCTTCTTGTCAGAAGTCATCTTTGCGCCCTTCTTACCCTTGCCGTAGCCGGGGTCCTTCTTGTCGGTTAGACCGCACCCACATTCCTTACACATACTATTTCCCCCCTTTCTTTTTTGCAGCATTCATGTTATCAACGAGATTGGGGTAAGGGCGACCGGCCTTCTTGGCCGCTTCCTTTGCTGCGTCTTTCTGGTCAGCAGTAAGTTTCTTGGACTTCTTCTTGGGATTGTCCGTATCCCAAACTTTCTTGGTAGCCACTAGCAATCCCATGCCCGGAGTGATTTGTTGATACGACTGTTCGGATCGTTGGCAGTCTTTTTGGAAGTGTTATGCTTCTTCATACCCTCCATACGGGCACAGAAGGATTCCCTACGAGCAGCAGCCTTCTCTGATTTAGCAGCCTCACCACGCTTGACAGGATGCTTCAAGTTACTACCGGGGTGCTCCCGTTCGTAGGACTTGCGCCCCTTTTCGTTAAGGCCACCCTTTGGGTTCTGCCCTTCTTTACGTGTCCATGCTGCTGATTTCTTCTTGGCGGCCATCAGATTTCCTTTCCATCATACGATGCAAAACCAACAATGGTATTGGTAACTTTATTATAAATTTCACTGAATAAACGGCCCGACCGGTTTGCATCTTTGCCAGCCAATGAAACTGCTACATCATAATCATTGGTTGTCCAAGCATATGGTGCCGTAGTAGAGCCTGTATAAATGGTAGTTACTTTGGTGTTCACTTTTTATCCTTTACTTTGTAGACGATTTTAGTTGCCATGACCATTTATCGTGCTGGTCAATACGGTCAGCAAGGAAGTTTGCAACGCCCTGTTTATCAGCCTTGATAGCCAAATCAAAGGTCTTCTGTAGTGACTTGAGAACCCCCTCATTTGACTTGAGAAGGGCTTTAGCCATTGCCTTGGGGTCAGGCTCCACACTAGCCGCTGAAACGGTTCTGGTGTCAATAAACTCCTGTAGACCAAATGGTGCGTAGTCATCAAGTTTACGAATCATTTCTGCGATGGGATCAATACTTCCGTAAACATCCTCATAAATGTCAGCAAAAAGAGAATGGTACTGACTAAAGTCTTGACCTTCTACGTTCCAGTGGTACCCATGTGCTTGAAAGTACATAGTTACTACATCTGACATAAGAACTTTCAACTGCTTGATCAAGTCTTTCATAAACATCCTATAGAACAACAAAAAGCCGGGTCTGATGGTACTTATTGTACCGCCTGACCCGGCCCTTTGCCGAAAGGATAACCATGTTGCCGCAACCACCACGAAGCGACTCTCAAACAATACAGGATCGAAGGTGGTTATGACAACGGTAGACGGAAGATCTTTTTGTACGGTACAGTGGATGCTCCCATGAAAAGCACACCCATGTTTGACGGCCCCTTTTTGGCGATACCGCGATGGGCACGCATCCGCATTGCGAAAGCAAAAAAAGGTGCAGCATTAGAAATACTCTGTACTCTAGTGGATCTGATGAATATCAGAACGAAAGTAACCACCGCTACTGTTCAACAAATTGCAGAACATACTAATTTGTCGTGTGAAACGACGAAGAGAATGTTGCATTGGCTTGAACAGGAAGGTGTTGTTAAAGTAACAAGAAGTGGTGGAAAAAATGTCAACCAGTACCACATCCAATACAAGTTTATGGGGTCACCCATGACCCCACAGGGGGTCACCCATGACCCTATAGATCTACCTGACACCCAAAAGTATGGGGTCACCCATGACCCTATAAACACCCCCAAAAATACAGATCTACCTGCTGAAATGTCACTGCATAGAGAAACATATAGTACTAGTATTAAAAATAAGAGTATTAAGAAGGCTGGGGACAGCCAGAAAGTTGGTCCAAACATGATCATTGGTAGTGATCCAGAATCAACAAAAACTGTTTCCAAGATCTCAAACACAGTGATTAACGATCTTACCAATCAATTCATACATCACAGATCCAATGTCATGCGGGTTTACCCACCCACAGACGTTGGTATCCTACGTAGAACGTTCAAGACACTATTGAAGTCTGGTTTGGCAGCAAACACTATTCAGAAAATGATTGACAACTTTTTAAATGACAGTAGATTTGCATCCTACGAAAACCCAATCCTTGGATTTGCTTCAAAGAAGATCCAAAAGGTATTGATCGAACGGATCAACGCTTCGGTTACAACCGAGGATCCAGTAATTATGCTTTTGCTGTCAGACTTTGATCGTGGTTCCCTAGACATGCCTTGGGACATTGTGCAAGACTCGTACCTCCGTACAGGAGTAACCACACGGTGCCTAGAATCACTGTACAGATACCCGGAATTAGTGGTTGGTATCATTTACAAATGGGCAGGAGATTTCAAGAATCAAGAATTCTTGAACGACCTAAGTGCTCTGGATGCACTTGTCAAAACACAACTTGGCAAGGAAACTCATGACATTGAATCACTTACTAGTACTTTGTCATACCTTTCTCTTCCGAAAGACCTCTTGACTGGGAACGTACGAGAATCTGCTGGTACTATTGTGTCAGCGATCTATCAATACCGGAGGACTATGCATGTTTGACAACATCGGATACCAGTTCTCCAACCTTGACGAACTTCTTATATTTGTTGAGTGGTTAACTGCTAACTTTGAAAAACCAGAGGATTTTGAGGAATACCTCGTGGAGAAGATGCCTTTCTTGGCAGACGCAGATGATTCAACAATTGCGATTACAACCATTGATGCAGTTTGTCTCATGGACAATATTGATGATGAAGACTTCATAGAAGAAGATCTTCAGTTTTGGGAAATCATAAACAACGAGTACCACAATGAGGAATTAGATGGCCCAGCAATTCCCGGTTCCGACTGATTGGAAATCAGAGCGGTGGTGGAACAATCGTTCAACAGAAGAACGACTCTTTCACTTAAGAATTCCAAAGAAATGGAGTTCTCAACAAATTGAGTTACCTAGGACTGTTGCCAATTGGGTAAAGACCTACGAGTACGGAAAGTCTTTGTACCTACACGGTCCAAGCGGTTCAGGAAAGACCGCCATTGCCCAGTGCGCTATAAAACAATTGGTAAGTACACACCACCTCTCAGGACGCTTCGTGAGCAGCGAGACGTACATTGAGATGCTCAAAGATTCTTTTGAGGGAGATGGTTCTCTTCCAGAGATGTATTCTTCCCCACATCTTCTGAAATACATCCGTGGTGTCTACAGTGTTTTGCTGTTGGATGGCGTTGGCAATGAAAGAGAAACTGACTTCTCAGTTCATGAGATTGGAAGCCTCATACGCAAACGTGACGAGGACATGCGTTCTACGATCATAACCACTACCATAGGTGTGACTGACTTCATACGCCGATACGGTGAGCGTGTCAGCGGTTGTATTAATGAGATGTCCATAATAAAGATAGGATGACTTGATGGAACGTGGAGACATAGCAATCTATGAGCGTCCAGAACGTGCCTGTTTATTTGAAGGTCTTATTGCATCACCAACAAAGCGCAGGGTTTTTAAGTTCCGTCCCAATGATGACATCACAACCCTAAAAGGTTGGGTTGCTCATGAACTTCCTCTAAAGACTCTCATTGATCAAACAAACCGTTTAGATATCACTACTGCTGTGTTCACAACTCTTGGAACACACATGGAAGATGATGTTTATAGATGGCTTACCCGTCGTGGGGTGTCTTGTCCGGTATACGCTTTTGATAGTCTTGCTGAAGCAGTAGAGGCGTACCGCTACAACTTTAGTTTTCATACTATTTACGTACCAACAACAGAATTGGCACAAATGTTTGGAATACGTGCGACTGCCGTAGATCCGCTAACGTCTTGGGGAATCTAATGGCATCCAGTGAACTTCTTCTTATATCAAAAATCGTACATGACAAAGACATACAAGTAGCCGTACGTTCTGGATTAAAACCAGACCATCTCAGTGGGGAATGGCCAAAGGTATGGACTTGGTTACTTGACTTCTACAGAGAACATGGTTCTGTTCCTACGGAACGTGTCTTTTCACAAGAGTTTGGAGACATTGACTTAGAGGATGCTTCCGACGAACCATTTACCCGTCTTATTGATGAAATATTCAACAACTACAAAAAGCGTGTCCTTATGGACACCCTTGCTGAAGCAATTCCTGAACTCAACAATGATGATCTTGATAGTGCTTTAACCACACTAACTACTGGCTTACAAAAAACAGCAGTAGAGTCAGCACGCTTACGTGACATCGACATCATTCAAAACTGGGAAAATAGACTCATCAGGTATGATGAGTTACGGGCAACACCCAATGCCTTGCGTGGTATTCCCACTGGGTTTCATGGTCTTGATAGGATCACTCATGGTCTACGCCCACAACAGTTTATTGTGTTCGTAGGAGAACCTAAACGAGGCAAGTCTCTATTCGCTTTGATCATAGGTAACTCAGCCCACACACATGGAAAGCGTCCTTTGTTTGTTTCTTTTGAGATGAGCATCGAAGAGCAAGAGGCTCGTTACGACTCATTCATCTCTAAGGTTCCCTATACCCGGATCCTGAGTGGTGATCTCACAGACATAGATATGAAAAAGATACGAAAGGCATTGTCCCTACGCAAGAACATGCAACCATTCGTCTTTTCAGAAGACACGGCATCACTAACTACTGTTAGTGCCTTGGCCAGTAAGGTGCAAGAATACCAACCTGATCTGCTCATTGTTGATGGTGTATACCTCATGGATGATGAAGAAGGAGAACCAAAGGGATCACCACAGGCTCTTACCAACATCACCCGGTCGCTAAAGCGGTTGGCCCAGAGGTTTGACATTCCAGTAGTTGCTACCACACAAGTATTAGGTTGGAAACTTAATAATAAGAAAACACGTGCAGTAACTGCTGATGCGATTGGCTACTCGTCATCTTTTGCTCAGGACGCAGACCTCGTTCTTGGCGTTGAGAGAAACCCAGATCTAGATGATCAAGCAATTATCCGAGTAGTCATTGCTCGTTCAGCCCCAACAGGTGTCGTACACATCAAGTGGGACTGGAACACTATGGAATTTGAAGAGGTAGATGGTGATGACTACGATGTCAATCCATCATTCGACTGATTTACTAGCGGTTTTATTAGATCTAGGTGTTGCTGTAAAGAGGGCCGGTGATCGTGAAATCACCGGTAAATGCCCAGTTCACCGCAGAGTTACTGGACATGAAGACTCCAACCCATCGTGGAGTATGAACGCCGAATCAGGTCTGTGGCTTTGTTTCTCTTGTGGAGCAAGAGGTACATTGTCCATGCTGATCAATGAACTATCTAATGGTTCTGTTGATACCTTTGGTGTTCAAAAGATGCTTGTAACTCACGGTTTAAATCGTTTGTTATCTCCTAAACAACAGGAAATAGAACACCAGTTCGATCCAACCCAGTTCTTTTCTTTTAGCCGAGTGTCTGATAAGAAATGTTATATGAGGGGATTAGACCCTGATATTGTTTTTTCTTATGGAGTTAGATGGAATTCCCAGAACAAATCATGGGCGATACCCATTTTTGACACAACAGGGATACTCCGTGGCTGGCAAGAAAAGAAAGTCGGACATGTAAGAAACTACCCAATAGGAGTAGAAAAGAGTACAACGTTATTTGGCATTGAAAGATTCCGCAGTAAAACTGCCATACTTGTTGAGTCTCCTTTGGACGTTATACGCTTTGCTGGTGTTTTTGATAAACCACAAGCACTGGCATCCTTTGGAGCACAAGTCAGCACTCAGCAATTGAGATTGCTAACGGCCATCGCTGACAGTATCATTATTGCAATGGATAATGATAAGGCCGGTAAGGAAGCCAGTAAGAGAATCATGAAAAACCTTGGAACTCCTCGTCGCGGTACACGCTGGTGGAATTACTCGTCTACTGATGCGAAAGACATCGGGGACATGACCGACGACGAGATTGAGCAGGGTTTAAAAACCGCTACAGTGTTGCCTCCTTGGGTGTCCTAGTGTTTAAAGGAACCCTATATCCGTATCAACAAGAGGCTGTGGACAAGATGGTGGATCGTGGCACCATGCTTCTTGGTATTACTATGGGTGGGGGTAAGACTGTTACAACGCTTGCTGCTGTTGAGACACTTTTTCAACAAGGTGAAGTAGACCGCTGTTTAGTGGTTGTTCCAGCGGCGTTGAAGTATCAGTGGAAACGGGAAATAGAAAAGTTTACAGATTCTAATGTAATTGTTATAGATGGCAGTCCGTCTGTTAGAGATCGTTTATGGAAAACTTCCATCTCAACAAAATACATAATCGTAAATCCAGAATCTTTGATGCGCGACGTGTTAAAACTAAAGCACTACACATGGCAATCCTTGGTCATTGATGAAGCAACCTTATTAAAATCTCGCTCAAGCAAGAGATCTAGGTTTCTTAAAAAGTTATCTAAACCAGTTCCCTATCGTTTTGCACTAACTGGACAACCCATTGAGAATAAACCTGAAGAGTTGTTTAGTATTATGGAGTTTGTAGACCCATCTGTTCTGGGAAATTTCAGAGAGTTTGATCGCACCTTTATAGTTCGTGATCACTTTGGCAGGCCCACCCGGTATAAAAATCTTAACGTATTACATAAATCATTGACGGAATGTCTTATACGAAAAACAAGAGAAGAGATTGCCGATCAACTTCCAAAGATTATTCATCAAGTGATACCGGTTCCTTTTGATATACAAGGTGCTGCTTTATACCGTTCTATATCCTCTGACCTTCTTCACCAATTGCAGCAAGCAGTATCTAAACACGGTGCAGGCTTTAATTTATGGAAGCACTACAACGACCCATCCTCAAATGAGGCTCAAGGGGAAATAATGTCCCGCCTTACCGTGCTCCGCATGCTCTGTGACAATCCAGACCTCATCAGAGTTTCTGCAAAACAATTAGAAGAAACAGGATCAAAAGCGGGCAGTGTTTATGCTCATTCAATTGTTCAAAAGGGCATGGTTACTACTACAGCGACCCCAAAACTTGATGCAGTGGTTGATTACGTAGAACAGATTCTTTCAGAAGAACCAAATAATAAAGTTGTATTGTTTTCTTTCTTTAAAAAGAATCTAGACATCATAGAACAACGTCTTAACAAACTAACACAATGCGTAAAGTTCACTGGAGATATGTCTTCAGATGAAAAAGATGTGGCAAAACAGAAGTTTTCTACAGACGATCATGTTAGAGTGTTTTTGTCATCAGATGCCGGTGGTTACGGTGTTGATCTACCTATGGCAAACTATTTAATATCTTACGACTTACCTTGGTCTAGTGGCAAACTAGAACAACGAGAAGCAAGGATTATCAGATTGTCATCCACCTTTGAACACGTAACTATTGCAACGTTTGTGATGCAAGGAAGTATTGAAGAAAGACAATATGACATGCTTCAACATAAACGATCTGTAAATGAAGCGTTTGTTGATGGTAAACATCATGACATACGTGGGGGTATGGATATCACCTTAAGTACCTTATCGTCCTTTTTACGTTCTTCAAATATATGAGGCATAACATGTACACAAAAGAAGATATAGAGCGACTCTCAGAAGAGTATGTAAATACCAAATCTATGTTGGACAAGGTTACAACTAGGCTGAATGAGTTAAAAGAGGCTCTTACACGACTTGTCGATGAGCAGGGACAACCAGATGAAAAAGGAAACCTCTGGCTCCCGGCAGGAAATAGGCAGTTGAAAAAGGAAAGGCGTTCCTCCCTATCCTTTGATGAAGAGTCAGCGGAACAGTGGGCAAAGTCAGAAGGTATTTTTAATGATGTAAAACGCGTGATCTTCAAAGAAGTAGTCGATGAAGATAAACTGCTTGCTTACGCTTGGGAGCACAGAGAAGCCTCTCCTATCATTGAATCTTTTAATAAAGAAAAAGTAACGTGGGCATTTAAGGTTGTTGAAAAGAAGGCATACATAGATGAGTCGTGACCCTATGGAATTGCTGGGAGATCTTCCCGACTGGCCCGGTAATACTCCTCCTAAAAACAGAAATGTTAACAACAAACAAAAACCAGCCATAGATCTGTTCAATGGTGCAAAACCAAAAACGTATCGCATAGCAGGTCTTGACATTGAGTTGTTCACTGTGGGACAGTTAGCGAAGGCATTGGGACGCAAGGCGATAACGATCCGAATGTGGGAATCACAAGGTTGGATACCTAAAGCAACCTACAGAACTCCTGCTCCGTCAGGAGAACAGATTCCCGGTAAACCAAGCAAAGGTCGCCGTTTATACAGTGTCGCACAGTTAGAACTCTTGATTGCAGCGGCAGAATCCTTTAAGATAGATGACCCAGCCCACAGTGACTGGGATGGTTTCAGACAACACATCAAAAACAACTGGCCAACAAAGTAACAACACACACACAAAGGGATAATCATGGGACGATACGACGACGACGAAGATGAAATGCCCGTACGCAGGGCAACTGCAAAGAAGTACTCCGAAGATAATTCGGACGAGCAAGAAGATGTAGGAACTCTAAAGACAAAGAGCAAAGTTGTAGATGACGACGATGACGATACACCCCCGTCTCCACGCACCATTAAGCGTGGTTGGGGTGCCGTTGAATCTGTAGTCTCTTCTGATTCCTCTTTTGCACAGCGTCTTAAGGTTGGTGACGATCCTGTCATCGTTAAGTTTTTGGAAGACGAGCCATACGCCGTCCTTCGCCAACATTGGATTGAGCGACCCGGACAAAAGTCTTTCACCTGCATTGCTGACCTCTCGTCAAAGGGTTGTCCTCTTTGCGATGCTGGTAACCGGCCATCCAGCCGCTTTAACTTCAATGTTGCGCTTCTCGTTGACCATGAAGAGCCACTCATTAAGTCATACGAGGTTGGCGCACGTGTTATTGACCAGTTGAAGAACTTCTCTGTCGATCCACGTCAAGGGCCTCTCACAAAGCACTACTGGGCTATCTCTCGTAGTGGTAAGGGTGCTCGCTCATCAACAAACCATCAAATGTTGAGGGATCGGGATCTAGAGGACTACAGCGTAGAGCCTCTTGACGAAGACGACCTTAAGCGTCTACGCAAAAAGGCGTATGATGCTTCCATCATTCAAATTCCAGAATACAAGACACTCCTTGATATCGCCAAGGAAGAACTGGACGACTGAACATGTCGGTGGGGGATCCCAACGAGGGGGGCCATACGGCCCCCCTTGTCGTTTACACAGTTGAACAACTACAGCAAGTTGTAGCAGAGGTACAAGAGGCAGGTAGGTTTTGTTTTGACGTAGAGACACGCGGATTAGTAGAACGACATCAGGACGTGCTTTCACTCATTGAAGATGAGTGGAAAGAACATAAAAAGAGTCTCAAAACGACTAGTTCAGACATACTTGCACGGTCAAAAGAAACAATAATAACGAAGTGGGAAAATCAACTAGCACTTGATCCCCTTCGTAATGAGGTTTTCTGGATAGGCATTGCCATTGATGGAAAATCATGGGCTATTCCTATGGGTCACCCGAACGGTAAGGTAATCACCCCAGAAGAACGTGGTGATGGTAGTACGGTTCCACCTCCGGGTTATCGCAGCATCCTAAAAAGCGGTAAGGAATCGCTGGCAAAAGCCCGGTACTACAAACCAGCCGAGTTTACCGAACCACCAGAACAACTAAACAAGACAGTTGTTTTTGAGACATTGAAGACAATTTTCTTTAGCGATCTTTTAAAGATCGGGCACAACGTAAAGTTTGATGCTAGATCTATTACTAAGTATTACGATGCTCTACCCCCCGGTCCATACATGGACACCATGCTCATGCAGCACGTCCTTGATGAAAACCTTTCGGGTTACTCTTTGGAGAAATTGCTTCACAACAACTTCGACGGGTTTGATCCCTACCACAGGTACGGAAAACTTGGAAAGATAATTAATCAAGTATCGTTTGCTCAAGCCTCAGAGTACGTACACCTAGATGTCCGTTGGACTTGGTTGCTCTACAAAAAACTGTGGAATCGCATAAAGACAAAGCCAGACCTTGTGGCTTGTCTAGAACAGGATAATCAAGTTCTCCATGTTCTTATGGATATGGAGAATAATGGGATCAATGTAGACAAAAGGTCAATGTCAAAACTAGGCAAAGAACTTGATGGGAAACTAAATGATCTACTTGTTTCCATGTTGTCCTACGTTTCGCCCGGATTCAATCCAGACAGCACAAAACATAAACAACAATTATTGTTCTCTAAGAAATCAGAAGGTGGTTTAGGATTAAAGTCAAGTAAGCAAACCAAAACTGGTGCTGCTTCCGTTGACGAGGAATCACTACGGGCTATGGAAGCAAAGCATCCAATCATTCCTTTGCTTCTTGATTGGTCTGAAACAAAGAAAATGAAATCAACGTACGTTGATAGTCTTCTTACAAAACTTAATAAGCAAAAGTTGCACCCGTCGTTCCATCTCCACAGGACAACAACGGGACGTATGTCCTCATCAAACCCAAACCTTCAAAACATTCCACGAGACAGTAGTGTTCGTAAGTTGTTCGTTGCACCACCCGGCTACTCTCTGTTAGTTGCTGACTATGATCAGATTGAGTTGCGTGTAATGTGCATGTTTTCTCACGACCCAAAGATGAGCGAGTTCTTTAAAACTGGTGCCGACATCCATGCCGGTGCCGCCGCCCTAATTCTGAAAAAGGATCCCAAAGACGTTACTCCAGAAGAGAGACAACTGGGAAAAGGTGTTAACTTCCTCACAGCATATGGTGGAGGACCAACTAAGTTGGCAAACACCACCGGTGTTTCTATAGATCATGCAAGGTTTGTGATCGAAAACTACTACAAGCAGTTTAAAGGTATCACCGTTTGGAAACAGTCTGTTATACACACGGCCATCCGACAAGGATATGTGAGTACCATTTCTGGAAGACGACGTAGGCTTCCAGACATCACATCATCAGATATGTCTCTAAAAGCACGTGCAGAAAGACAGGCTATTAACGCCGTGGTTCAGGGATCCGCTGCTGATATTTGTAAAAAAGCAATGATAGGTGTATTTGAAGCATTTAATAATACAAATGCTAAGATGTTGGTGCAAGTACACGACGAACTGGTGGTTATGGTACCTACTGAGGAAGTGGCTGATATGATTCCCATATTTACAAAAGCGATGGGAGATGGGACAGTCATTGAGGGAATACCTATCAAGGTGTCCTGCCACTCCGCACATAGTTGGTCTGACGCAAAGGGAAAATGATGGAAGATGCACCAATAGAACGAAATGAATCTTTGGAAAAAAGAAACTTTCATCTTTCTCTTTCTATTACAAATGGTCAGGAACTGGCACACCTTTCTGGATTCTCAATACCGTCAGAAGACGTACAAAAGCATGAAATTATGGACGTACTTTCTAAATGGCTAGTACTTTTTGATCTAGGTATTATTGATGAAATACATAAGTGTGCTAACTGGATAGTAGAAACAACTTCTAAAGTTAATAACTTTAATGATGAACAAGAGGAAGCGTCTAGAGTATTTGTTACGTCATATGCCATCGCTACTTTGATACATCTTTTTGATTCCCAACACATTGACTACCTTGATAATATGGGTAAAGGAACGTCTTCTATAGACATAAAGAAACTCATAATGGGAGAGGAATAATGGCATCCGATTGGTGGGCAAGGAAACTGTCCAACACTCCAAATACACCAGCACCGTCTTCGCGCACATCGGTACCACCCGTATCGCCACCCATTCGCATTGGTCATCAGATTCAGTACCCACAGCAACAGCAGCAACCACAGGCGCGTGTTCTTGATGAAGAGCGTCCCCCTACTGAAGAGATACACATGGGAGATGCAATACGTCTGTGGAAGGGTGGAGAAGCAGCACGTAAAGAGGGAAATATGTATTGCCCGGAGTGCGGAAGCCAGCATGTTTTTAGCCGTGTTTCCCGTAACGGAAACACTACAATTCAAGGAAAGAGTCCAGCACCACGCTGTTTTGAATGTGGTTGGACAGGTCTGTACACCCAAGGTACCGAATCTAACTGGGGATAATTAGGAGATTAACGTGTCAAAAAATGAGAGTCGTGAGACTCTTGAATATATTATTACTTCTATTAATAAGAAGTACGGTGAAGACATTGTTGTACGAGGCAGTGAAGTCAAAGAAGAAATACCCCGGATTACCACAGGTGTTCTCGCTTTTGACTTGATGCTTGGTGGTGGCTGGCCCGCAAACCAATGGTCAGAGATCATTGGCGATGAAAGCAGTGGTAAGACAGCCTTGGCTTATAAGACCATAGCCGCCAATCAAGCCCTTGACCCGGAATGGTGTGCTATGTGGATTGCTGCTGAGGAATACGTTCCGCAGTATGCCAAGGCCATTGGTGTTGATCTAGAACGCCTATGGGTGGTAGAGACGAATGTAATGGAGCATGCCTTTGACCTCGTTATCCGTGCTCTGGACAACCGTGCCGTTGACTGCATCGTGATTGATTCACTACCTGCACTTGTTCCGGGTGATGAGGCAGAGAAGATGATGGACGAGTTCACTATGGGTCTAGGTGCTCGTCTTACTGGCAAGTTCTTCCGCAAATCAGGAAAGGCCCAGAAGCGATCCCTTATTCAAGAAGATCGACCATGTACAGGTCTTATCATTAACCAGTGGCGTGAGAAGATTGGTGTCATGTACGGTGACAACCGTACAACTCCCGGTGGCAAGGCTAAGAATTTCCACTACTTCACTCGCGTTGAGGTTAAGCGAGATGAGTGGCTCAAAGAAAAGGACGAAGCAGTAGGACAGACTGTCAAGGCCCGTACTTTGAAGAACAAGTCCTACCGCCCTCAGCAGGTTGCCGTAGTTGACTTTTACTTTGCAGATTCTAATGGCTTTTCACTCGGAGAGTATGACACCGTTAAGGATGTAGTAAACATCTGTATTTCCACAGATATTATTAAGCGTGCTGGTGCTTATTATTCCTATAACGATAGTAAGTGGCAAGGTAAGGATGCACTTATCGCTGCTGTGAGGTCAGAGATAGATCTCAAGGATGCCCTTGTTGAAGAGGCGAGAAAGGTTTTCTTGCGATGATCATTGGTGACAGTAGCAACGACCGCAAATACATTAATAAGAAAAGCAAGAAACAAGAAGAACGAACCGCTGACAAGTACAAGGGTAGTCGCAACGCCGGGTCAGGTTCTGGATGGCTTCGTAAGAATGATGTACGTTCAGAAATGTTTCTTATTGAAAACAAGTTTACTGACAATGTTAAATCGTATACTATAAAAGCCGTTGATCTAAGAGATCTTGAAAAAAGATCCATTCTTGAGAGCCGTATCCCTGTACTTCAGTTTGATATCAATCTAAAATCCTATGTAGTCTTGATAGAAGATGACTTTCTTGAACTGATTGGAGAGTAAACAAACCAGTTGTGGTGAGTTTAATTAATAAATGACACAGCCGTGGTATTTAAAAGACTACAAAAAGTTAATGAAAACTAAGGGTCGTGTTATCCCTCTGGCTCAGAAAACCCTCATGATGGAATATCGTGAGAAAAACCAACACAGGGATACCAATTACTTACATCCTAGCGAACTATCAAAGCGTCATTTCTGCACACGCAGTGCGTGGTACAAGATAAAGAAGTATCAAGAGGCTCAAGAAAACTATTCCTTTTCCAGACTCAATGTTTTTGAAGAAGGTAATAATATCCACAGGAAATGGCAAAACTGGTTACACAATGCCGGTGTTCTTTGGGGTGTTTGGGCTTGTGATGAGTGCGACAACATGTGGAACGCAAAGTCGCCAACTGAGTGCATTCTATGCTCTTCTAAGCGTATTCGGTATCGCGAAGTTCCTTTGCGTGACGATGAGCACCATATTATTGGGCACGCTGATGGTGAAATTGAGGATGAAAAAGGCCGTGCCCTTATTGAGATTAAGTCGGTAGGTGTAGGTACCGTTCGCTGGGAGAAGCCTTCTCTGTATGAGGCATACGCCAACAACGAATTAACCATTGATGGACTCTGGGACAGTATCAAGACCCCATTTCCTTCTCATCTACGACAAGGCAACCTTTACATGCACTGTCGAAAGATTGACACGATCATATTTATCTATGAGTGGAAACCGACACAGCAGGTAAAAGAGTTTGAAGTTCGGTATCAACCAGAGCAAATTACCGAAGTACTTAATAACTGTAAAATAGTCATGTCGCATCTTGAGAGTGACACAGTTCCTGAACGTCCTGAATGGGCGACCAACGATAAGTGTAATGGTTGTAGATTCTGTCCCTACAAGGAGGTCTGTTGGAATGGCAAGAGTACTCCACAGGAATAACGATCCAGTTCAAGATGCTGAACAACGATTCACAATGAAATTCTCTCTCCCAGACAAGCCAGATAATGATATTCCAGAGATGCCACAATACTTGGATGACCTATCTGACTCTGACTTGATGGAGTTGTACACAAAGTTTATGGCATGGGTTTCATATGCTAAGGCCGATATGGTTTTAGCAGAAGTATCAGAAGAGAGAGAAGCCAATAACTGTCGATTGATAGAAGCAAAGGTGCTAATCGAACAGTGGGGTGCAGATGCCAAGGGTGACCGGGTTACTATTGCTAAGGCACGTCGTGATATTGACTCACGTGTCGTATCGCAGCAGAATACTCACCTTGAAGCCCGTGCCTACAGAAAGTTAGTTGAATCTGTATTTGATAGGTGCGAACGAGGTGCTCAATTGCTATCACGGGAATTGAGCCGCCGTATATCAGCAGCACCAAGAGATAATAGAGGGTTGAGGTTTAACGCATGACTTTTGTACATCTTGACGCATGTATGGCTGACGACCTGTCGGTGGTTAATTCAGCCCGAGTATCCTTTGGTAAACAAAAAAGTTATCTAGATGATGGTGATGTCAAACTCATAGAATTTTTAATGAGAGAGCGTCACGGTACTCCCTTTGAACATAACGCTTTCCGTTTCCACGTTCGTTGTCCTATCTTTGTAGCAAGGGAGTGGTTCAGACATCGTATTGGTTCGTTTAATGAGTTTAGTGCTAGGTACACAGAAGTAGAACCGGGAGCATGGGTACCTGAAGTGCTTTCCGTGCGTACACAGGTTGGAAAGCCGGGTTCTTATGTCTTTGAGCCACTGCCTTATGATATTCAAAAAGAAGCGGCTGACACTATCTACGAAGCAAATGATCACTCCTATAGAACGTACAAATACTTACTTAGTATTGGTGTTGCTAAAGAGATAGCACGAACTGTTTTGCCTATGGGTACTTTTACTGAATTCTATTGGACAGTAAACGCTAGAAGTCTTATGAACTTTTTATCACTGCGTACTGATAAAAATGCTCAAGCAGAAATAAGGCAGTATGCAAATGATGTGGAACTACATTTCGCTAATAAAATGCCTCATACATACGAAGCATGGGTAGCACATGGTAGAGTGGCACCATGAAAGAAACTTGTTCTTATTGCGGTTGGCCTATGCCCTGTGATTATTGTGCCAACCGGTCAACACGTAGTCAACAACCTTCATTTCCCGGTGATGTTGTAGAAGAGTGTAGGGCACGTGCTCCACAGTTTAAGGTCTTAGTGTATGGTTCAGATTTGCTTACAAGAGCCGCCGATGAGATTGAACGACTGCGTACTATGTTGACCAGTACGGTAGATGTCATGCGTCGTAGTGAGTCTGGTTTTGTTACTGAGGATGAATGGGATACGGTCCTTAATTCATACGATGAGGCTTTCCGTGGCTAATAAAGCGAAACAAAAAGGAACCTCGTTTGAAACCCTCATCAAGGACTACCTTAACGAGTCTGGTTTTCTTGATGCACATAGAACCGCTCTCAAGTCTGGTGAAGACACTGGTGACATAAATGGTATACGCAACGGTCTTACTGGTAAGAAGGTTGCTATACAATGTAAAAACCAGAAGTCTCATGACCTTAGCGGTTGGCTTAACGCCACAGTAGAACAGGCAGACAGACTGGGTGACGGTCTTCCTGTGCTTGTTGTTAAACGCATTGGTAAGGGTAAAGCAGCCATTGGTGATAATTATGCTGTTATGCGTCTTGACGATCTTATTGACCTACTAAAGGTAGGTGGTTTCTTCTAAAATACTTAAGTTGTTTGTATAACTTGAGCCTTTAGGAGAATAAAATGACAAACACAAATGCAGAAGATATTATCAAGGTTTCTGGAAGCAGCAATCCACAAAGTGTTGGTTCTATTGTTGCCCGTAGCGTTGTAGCAGGCCAGTCTCCGCGAATACGAGCCATAGGGGCCAGCGCAGTAAACCAAGCAGTTAAGGCTTGTGCTATTGCTCGTGGTTTTGTTGCCCCACGCGGCATTGATGTTGTGTATGTGATTGGTTTTGATGACATAACTGGAGAAGATGGTTCCACCATATCTGCGATGTCTTTCAAACCCGTAGTCCGTGAGTGATAAACTAGTAATATAAAGATATGACAAAGTTAAGAAATTATGATAAGTGGGAAGAGGACGACTTTGATCCTTACGCTTACTCTGTAAACGAAATGTACCAACGTGGAAAGAAGCGAAAGAATGCCGACCGCAAAAAAGAAAGGTACGAAGAAGAAGAAGACTTCTACGAAGGCTGACAGTATTAAACCCATCTCCAATGTGGGTGGCGGTCAGGGCGGTCTGCTATCAAGTTTTGGTCAATCCTCAGGACAGACACGATAAATGGCTAATCAGCAAACATTTAACAACTGGAGTGGTGGGTACGATCCTTATAGTGGAGAAACCGCACCCCTGTTGGGTCCCGCTCCTTCTTTTCGTAGTCCAAAAGACAGGATGTTAGCGGCCTTTGGTGCCTCACCAGACACATCTTATCCAGATGGTTATCTTGGTACGATGTCATCAAATCGCCGTCAAGATAAAATGCTTGATGCTGTTGCTCGCCAAAACAAACGTTCGTATAGCAGAGGCGTGCATAAAGGAGAGCGAATAAATCCGGGTGATTATGTATGGCCTAAAGAATTTAACCTCTTAACTGGTATACAATTGGAGTCTGAAGGAAAGAAGTTTTCTCCACCCGGAGCAGAACCAGTACGGCTTACCAACGATGGTAAGTCTGGACCACGTGGCATTCCGCGTGGTC